ACAGGGACCGCTGCACATCACCATCGCCTCGACCATCCCGCTCTTCGTGGGCGAAGTTCGGACGGGCATGCGGATCGTGGGCTTGCCCGGTGTGTGGGCCGTCCGCGCCCGGCTACAGCTGCGGCACCGGGTGCTGCTACTCGGGGCCGCGGGTGTCCGGCCGGTGTGGCTGCTGGCACGACATGACCGACCGGTCATGGTCACCGCCGAGTCGGTGCAGGCCGCGGTTGACCGCGGATGCCTGCGTATGGACATCGCGCTCGACCGGGCCCCGTGGCCCGACGGCATCCGCCCTCTTCCCTGACCTTTCCAGCACAGATGGAAGGACCCGTCATGTACCCGGGGCCCACCCCCACCGTCCGCCCTCAGCCACCCGAGTTCAAGCTGAGCCGGCTGAAGAAGGTCGCCTACGGCATGTCCGTGACCACCGGTGGCCTCGGCCAGGTGCTGTTCCTCGGCTCCGTCTTCGGTGGCACGGTCCTCTCCTACCTCGCCGCGACCGGCATGGCCGCGTTCGCGGAGTTCGTCATGGCGGCTTCCGGTGACGCCAGCCTGGACCACCGCGTGCACCACCGGGCATGGAAGCTGATGCTGGTCCTGTCGCTGATCGTCGCCTGCTACGCGGGCGGCAACCAGATCGCGCACTTCTGGCACAACAACAAGGCGCTCGCGGTGATGTTCGCCGGGGCCAGCGTGGCCGGGTTCCTGCTGCACATCCTCGACGGGCACATCCGGGCCGCCGCCTACCTGCGCGAGTTGTCCGCCTGGGAAGCCGCCGAGCGCAAGGCAGCCGCGCCGGTACAGCCGTCACAGACTGTCCGCGTCCAACCCCCGGTGCCGCGCCCAGAGGCCAAGCCTGTGGCCGTCACGCCCCCGGCTCCTGCCGTCAAACCCTCCGCGGCCGAACCCGCTGCCGCGGTTCCGCAGCCGAGGTCCCTGCCCGCTGCCGACCCGAACAACGTCACCCCGATCACCAAGCACGGCGGGTTGTCGCAGCGTGAGCAGGCCTACCAGTGGTTCGCCGCGCAGATCGACGCAGCGGGAGGCGACCTGTCCGCCGTGTCCGGGCCCGACATCGCCGCACAGTTCGACTCCGACCACCTGAAGAAGAAGATCACCGAATTCAAGCGGCGCTACGAAGCGGAACACCCGCCCGCCGCTGTCAACGACTGACCGCCCGGACCAGGGCAAGGAGGAACGATCCGTCATGAATGGCGCAGACAGAGTGTGGCTCGGCGCGAACATCGTGGGTGTGGTCCTGCTGGTCTGGGGCGGCCTGCGGGTGTGGAAGAAGAAGCCGGCGAAGTTGACCACGTGGCTGTGGTTCGGCGCGGGCCTGACCCTCGGGGGCTGGCTCGTCGACAGCCTCCGTGAGCTGATCAAGAAAGCCGCGGCGGGTGCCAGCCCGGCGGTCGGCATCGGCATCTACTCGATCATCGGCATCACCGGCTGTGCCCTGATCTGGCTGATCCTGCACGAGTTCCCGCTCCGCAAGGGCCGCGGAGGCGGAGGGCCCGCGGTCGCCGGGGGCGCCGGGACAGCGGGGAAGACCTACATGCCGTACGTCGGCCTGCTCACGCCGGTCCTGCTCCTCACGACCCCGGGCGTCCTCGGCGACGGTGCCCGCTCGCTCAGCAACCTGCTGGGCAAGCTCGGGGGTCCCCTCGGCACGTTCATCGGGGCGTGACATGGAGATCGTCCTGCTCTGCCTTCTGGTCGCCTGGTTCCTCGTCTACCGCTGCGTCCAAGACACCGCGACCCTGGCCCGGCGGGGAGCGGCGTGGGTCGCCGACCGGCTCGGCGCCCCCGAAGTCGCCACGTGGCTGCGCGACCAACCTTCACCCACACAGCCACGGACCTCCGACGGGCAGCGGATACTCGCCGCGCTCGGCGAGGTGGCGGCCTCCGGGGTGTTGCTGTTGCTGCTGTGGCTGCGGTTGGCCGTGATCGACGCGATCGGCGCTGCCCGTTCCGCCAGCCGCCGCCGCCCGGCGCCGGTCCCGTGGGAAGGGCTGTGGGCGTGGCTGCTGTGGCTGCTGCGCTGGCTGACCCGCTGGTTCCGGTGGCCCCGCGACGGCGAGCCGCACGCCCCGGTCCGGGCCACAGCCACCCGCACGGACCGCCCGCCTCCCGCCGCGCTGCCCCCCGGGCAGCCGGTCAGCGTCACCTTCACCTTCACCCACAACAAGGAGTAGTCGTGAACGAACTGGAATCCGCGTCGACCACCGTCGCCGCCGGCGAGAACAGCCTGGCCACCTACCTCAGCTTCGGCCAGGGGATGGTCGACGCCTGCGAGCAGGGCTCCGGCCTCACCGAGACCACGACCGCGAACATGCGCACCAACGACTGGTCCGGCCCGCGCGTCGAGCACTACGAGCGCGGCAAGGAACTGCTCGACCAGGCCCGTGCCGCGTTCGCCGACGGTGTGACGGCGCTGGAGGAGTCGAAGATCGTCGCCGACGCCTACAACGCCGCGCCGGGCACCGGCAACAAGGAAACCGCCACCAACCTCTAACCCCTTGCCTTGCACCCGGACGGTCTCGTCCGGGTGCAAGGCGGCCCGCCCGCCACGGAGGAACCCGTCATGACCGTCCCGCCCACCACCGCCCAGGTCGGATCCCAGGTGCTGCCCTACAACGGCGATCTCGCGTCGGTCGAGAAGCGGTTGCGCACCGAGCGGAAGTTGATGCTGCTGCCCGTGACCGGCGGGGCGGTTACCGTGTGGGCGGGGAGTGGGCTGCACGAGCAGATGCTGGCGGCGCTGGCCGTGGGCGGCCCGGAGATGCTGGCCATCGGGATCGGCGGGTCGGCGGCGGTGGCGACCGTGTCGACCGTTGTGCTGCTGGCCGCGGCGGCCCGGACGGGCACCGGTGACGCGCTGCCACATGTGGACGGGCACGTGAAGGGCCAGAAGCTGCTGGCGGTCCGCAGATTGCTGGCGGGTTCCGCGGGTGCGGGTGTGGCGTTGGCGGTCTTCGGCGGGCATCCGCTGATCGTCGGCGGCTACCTGGTGGCGGCGCTGATGTCCACCGGCCGCTGGCACCTCGAGCGGTTCCGTTCGCTTCGGGTGCTGAAGTCCGCCCGCGCCGAGATCTCACAGGCGGCGGTGCCCGCGCGGGGCGAGTCGCAGCCGACGGCCGAGGCGGAGGCCGTCGCGCCTGTCGCCCCGGTCGCGCCCGCTGAGATCGCCGAGATCGTGGAGCGGTGGCGGGTCGGTGTCGCGCCCAAGCACCTGCCGGGTACCTGGTTGACCAACGGGCAGGTTCACGACGAGGGCCGCATGTCGTTCGTGGTCAACTCCGGCCCGTCGGGTACCACTCTCGCCGCCGCACAGTCCGTGCTGGAGAAGCTTCCCGCAGCGCTGCGGCTGGCGCTGCCCGCGCCGGACGGTGGCGGCGGGCAGGACATCGTGTTCGACCAGCCCACCACCGGTGAGCTCGCCGACCGCTCACAGCTGCGGGTGCAGATCATCAACCGGTCGAGCAGGGCGGTGCGCGGCAGCCGGGTCACGCCCGAACTGGTGGTGTCGCCGACCAACCCGGGCGCGGCGCACATCGGCGGCTACGTCGACGATGCGAGCAACACGTGGTGGGACTTCGCCAGCGACTCCGGCGCCCACTCCGGCTTCGTGCTGGCCGGCACACGGCAGGGCAAGAGTTCGCTGTTCGACAACCTCGCCTACCGTGCCCGCCAGATGGGCTACCTGATCGCGTTCCTGGATCCGCAGCGCGGCGCGTCGTCTCCGGTGCTCGCGCAGCACGCCGACTTTCCTGTGCTCGGTGCCGAGCACACCCCCGAGTTCCATGCCTGGCTGGAGGCGGAGGCGGACCTGCGCGAGTCGTGGATGGGGGCCCACGGCCTGGGCAAAATCACCCCCTGGACACAGGCACCGTGTCGCCCCGGCGGGGAGCGTCCCGACCCTGACTGCCCGTGCGGCGGAGTCGTGCCGCCGGGGATCATGGCGTTCGTCGACGAGTGCGACCAGGTGTTCCGGCAGACCCTGCCCGGCACTACCACCACCCGGTGGGGTGGACCGTTCGGTGAGCAGGCCAAGCGCATCAACAAGCTCAACATGGGCTTGGTGACCGCCTCTCAGGTCCCCGAGCAGGCGATCTTCGGCGGCTCGGAGTTGCTGCGGTCCAGCCTGAGTACCCGCAACTTCCTGGCCATGAGGGTCAACGCCAACAGCGGCGCGGGCCTCATCCCCGGCCTGCCCTTCAACCCTTCGCTGCTGCCCCGCACCCCTGGGCGGGCGTTGATGTGCGGCGCCGAGTCCCGGCAGATGGAGGCCCAGTTGGACTTCATGCCGCGCCGAGAGGACGCCGCGAAGCACGCCGGCCCGTACGCGGAGGACCTGTTCGAGCGGCTGCCGCGGGCACGCCAGTGGGCGCCGACCACGGCGGCTGCCCGCCGGTTGCTGCCCGCGCAGGGCGAGGACACGGCGGGGGTGTCGCGGCAGGCGGCGCGGAAGCGGTTGGCCCGGCTGATGAGCGGCGGGCACGCCGAGCCGCGGGTATCGATCGCCGAGACCGTCCCTGCGGTGTCCACCGGGCCGGTGCCCGCCGCCGGCGGGTCGATGATTGCGTGGCCCGCCGCGGTGGGCGGCCCGGTCGCGGTCGCCGAGCGGCCCGCGACTGCGGGGACGCTGTCGGAGCGGCTGTTGCGTGCGCTGGACGGGCTGCCCGACGACCGGTGGGTGACGATGGGCGACCTCGCCAAGCGCCTGGGTCGGGTCGCCGAGGACGCCGACACCCCCGAGGTGAAGGTGGCCGCGGCGTCGCTGGTGGCCGATCTGGCGGTCGAGGACGTCATGCTTCCCGGTCGACGCCGGACCGCGGGCATGTCCGCCACGGTCGGTCAGATCCGCGCGGTCCTGCAATGACATCACCCTCGGTGACGGAAAGCCCTGTCCGGATCGTCGGGCAGGGCTTCTCGCTTGGCCATGCAAGCTTGCATCGACCCATGCATTTTCGGCCATGCAAGCTTGCATCCCAATGCAAGGGTCGATGCAAGCTTGCATGGCCCATGACCTGCGAAAATGCAAGGTCGGGCGGGGTATGCAAGGGGTACCCTTGCATCTCGCCCAGTGGGCCGTTTTCGCAGGTCAGGGGCCTGTGTGCACGGATTCCCACCGTCACGCCGGCCCCCATGCATTCGTCGTCCTCGCGGGGCCGCCGCCCGTTCGCGGGGTCATCACCCACTGTCACAGATCGGAGTCAGCAGTGACCGACTCGACCGCCCTGCTCCTCGTGCTCGCCGCCGTTGCGTACGGGGTGTGGCACTGGCGCAACCGCTACACCGCGCCCGCCGCGCCGGGCGGACAGCTCGACACCGCGGAGTTGCGTGAGTTGGACATCGCGCTGGTGCGCTGCGAGCACCCCGACCATCACCCGGAGATGGTGCCGTTCGCGCCGGTCCGCTACCGGCACGCCCACGAGGACGTCCGCCAGCTCAGCCTCGACGGATGGGGAGCGACCGAGCGGATGAACACGTGCCGGGTGCACAACACCGCCGGCTGGGTCGGGGATCTGCACGTGCAGTGCTCGCAGCCCGGCTGCCAGACCCACCACCTGATCCCCGTAGCCGATCCCGAGGTGGGGATGAGGGATCTGCGGAACCGGGGATGGTGCAACGTCGGGGACCGGGTGGTGTGTCCCTACTGCGCCGGTACCCGCTCCCGCGTCTGGCGCTGATCCCCGATCCCCAGGGGAGTGCGGATCCCCACCTGCGATCCCCATCCGAGGTCCCCGCCGATCCCCACCTCGAACCCGCCCGCCGATCCCCACCGGCCCGCGGTCCCCACACCCCCGGTACCCACGTCGATCCCCAGGAGGTGGTCCCCGTGATGGGACGTACCCACGCCCTCACCGGCCTGTGCGCCGGCCTCGCCCTCGCGCCCGTCATGGCCGCGACGTTCGCGCAGTCGGTGCTGGTCGCGGTCGTGACCGCCGGATATGCACTGCTCCCGGACCTGGACCATCCCGGCGCCCGTGCCTCGCGCCTGCTCGGGCCGGTGACCGGGTTGCTGTCGCGGGCGGCCAGGGCGGGGAGCCGCTGGCTGTACGCGCGCACGAAAGGTCCCCGCGACGAACGCCACCGTGGGGAGCACCGGCACGCCACCCACACCGTCGCGTTCGCGGTGCTGGCGGGGATCGTGGCGGCGGCGGGTACCTGGGGAGCGGGGGCGTGGGTGGCGGCGGGGATCACCCTGCTGGGGACCCTGTTGGCGGTCGACGCGCTCGGGGACTGGCTGCTCCCCGTGGTGGGGATCGCGGGGATCGCGTGGTGGGGAGCGGCCGGCGGGGATGTCCTCGGGGAGTTGGCGGGGATCGGTCCGGCGTTGGGGATCGCGGTGGCGGTGGGGTGCGTGACGCACTGCCTCGGGGATGCGGTGACCCTGTCGGGGTGTCCGTTCCTGTGGCCGCTGCTGATCGCCGGGGAGACGTGGTACGAGCTGCGGCCGCCGCGGTGGTTGCGGTTCCGGACGGGCGGGGCGGTGGAGACGCGGGCGGTGTTCCCGGGGTTCGTGGTCTTAGCTGGGGCGTTGGCCCTCAACCTGCCACTGGGGTGACTCGTCGACACGAGGGCCCCGCGCCAGACTGGTGCGGGGCCCTCGTCGTGCATGGGGGATCAGTTCCCGAAGGCGATCAGGTGCTTGTACTCGCTGCCCACCCAGAGGGCCGCAGCGTGGTCCGTGTCGGTCAGCGCCTTGCGGTTCGACTCGGGGACCAGGTGGGCATCGCCGTGACGGAAGAGGTTGAGCAGGGCGGCGTCGACGTCGTCGACGTGGAAGCGGGCGACCTCGTCGTGGTCGCGGATCTTGACCAGGCTGACCCAGTCCTGACCCTTGACAGCCAGGTTGAGGTAGGCGAGGTGGATGCCGGTTTCGACGTCGGTGAACTGGCGCCCGGCGGCGGCGTCGTCCTCTTGGAAGAAGCCGTCTTCGATGGCCAGTAAGTGGTTGGCTTCGCCGCCGACCCAGAGGGCCGCGTCGTGGTCGTCCTGGGTCAACACCTTGCGGTTGGAGTCGGGGGCGAGGTGGACGTAGCCGGTCTGGACCATGGCGAGGAGCATCTCGTTCTGGGCCGCGGGGTCGGAACTCAGCATGGGGCGGAGCTTGGCGAGGCGAACCCAGTCCTGCGGTTTCCGGCTGAGGTCGTCGTATGCGGCGACGATCTCGTCTTGGATCGAGTTGTAGTTCACGGTGTCCTCCGGGGCTTCGGTCGGCTACCTCTCAGACGCTAACTGTTCAGAACTGCGCAGTCAAACTTGACGGTGCAAAAGTGGACATCTAGGGTTGCGGCATGAACCACGACCGCGCGGAACAGGACCTCATCGACTGGGGCATCACCAACCGCGAACGCGACGCCCGCATCCTCCGCGGAATCCTCGCCGGCATCCCCAAAAACCGCATCAGCCTGCTCACCGGCGTCGCCCGCAACACCATCACCAACCTCCTCAGGGACGAGTACCCCGAGGTCAACACCGCAGCCGTGCTCCGCGCCATGGCCCGCGTCCACGCCGGCATGACCGCCGCCGAGTTCGACTACAGCCTTTCCGTCGGTGACGGCCGCGCCCTACAGGCCATGAACGGTGCCGCCTACCTGCTGGCCAACGAGGACCACCCCGACGTGCAGTCCGGCGACACCGAACAGGCGCTGGCCGAGCGGCGGCAGCGGGCAGACGCCCTGTGGGAGCAGGTGTGGCCCGAGGTCGAGGCCATGGTGCGGCGCGCGAAGACGATGAAGTTCACCGGATGGTCGACCGAAGCCAAGGCCCGCGGCCAGAAAATCGCCTACGCGTCGAAGGGGGAAGCGTGATCGACCCGATCTCAGGACTGTTCGGGCAGCTCGTCTGCGGCGGGTGGATCGGCGAAGACCCCCGTGACGGCAGCGACCTCGCGTTCCTCTACCTCGCCACCCCCGGCGACGGCGCGCTCGGTCTGCCTGCGGCGCGGGCGATGGCGCTGATCGCCGAGACCATGGGCATCGACCCCCGGCAGGGCGCCGTGACCCTCGACCCGCCCGCCACGACCACCGTCGAGGTCCGCGCTGGCGGCTGGGCGGCGCTCGTCGTCAACGGCGAGACCGTGGCCGAGCGTCCCACCTCCGCCGAGTGGGTCGCGACCGCGTGCGCCGTGGGCCGTGTCGCGGTCGGCCTGGCCTACACCGCCCTGCCCGCAGGCGGCACGGTCGAGCAGCTCACCGACGGCCCGTCGGTGCTGGCCCTGCTTTCCGTCGTCGACACCAGGAGATGACCGCCGTGGACCACAAGCCGCTGCACGAAGACGTCCCGACCGAGCACGCCTGGGTAACGGGTCGCAGGATCTACGTGCGGACCCCCAAAGACTCCGCGCTCAACCAGCAGCTGGTCGAGCTGGGCGCGAAGTGGGACCGGGAGGTCCGTGCCCGCTGGGTCGGTACCGGCAAACGGAACCGGGTCCTGCCGCTGGTACTGGCCGACGAGCGGCGCGAGCAGGCCGAGAAGCAGGCAGCGGCCGCGGTACTGGCCGCCGGTCGGTGGGTGCAGCTGCCGCGCAACGTCGACGGGGTGGTCACCGCCATGCATCAGCGCGCGGGCCGGTTGGGCGCGGTGTGGGACGCCGAAAGCCGGCGATACGCGCTGCCCAGCGACGACGCCCGCGACCGACTCCAGCGACAGTTGGACACCTGGCTGGCCGAGCAGCAGGCCGACCGGGAGCGCACCGAAGCGCAGCGGCAGGCACGACGGCGCGCCGAGGCCGAGCAGGTCGAGCGGGAACTGGCCGAGGTGCGGCAGGTCGAGGCCGACCGTGCCCGTCGCCGCATCGAGCGGGCCGTCGCCGACAGTGGACGCACCGCAACCGGTGAGACGGTGACGGTGCGCCGCTACGACGAGCGGTACATGAACCGTGCGGGCGCCGAGCAGGTCGCCTGGCAGGTCGGCACGGTGCGCCGCCTCGCCGACGGCCGCCGCGGGCTGGTCGTCGACCGGCACATCCGGTTCTGGTCCGAGGACGACGCCACCGAGTACTCCCACGAGGTCCAGTTGCCCGACAACGCGCACTGGGCGTTCACCTACACCCTCGCGGTGATCGAGCCCACCGATGACGAGCGGCAAGCCGACACGCTCGGCGCTCACTCCCAACCCCGCGACACCGCGGGAGGTATCTCGTGACCTGGAAGCCCTACGACCCCGCCACCCTGGACCTGGCCGGCGAGCAGGTGTTCGTCGAGACCGGCACCCGATCGCGGGCGGACGCTGGCACCTGCTCGCCGACGGCACGGTGGTGTACGAGAACCCGGCCGGGACGTGGATGCCGTCCACGCACAGCGTCGAAGCGCTGCGCGACCCCGCCCGGTTCACCCCGGCCTGACCTGCCGCACACGCGACGACGCCCCGCCCACCGTGTGGTGAGCGGGGCGTCCGGCTGTCCAGGGTCAGGGGCGAACCAGGGCGGTGTCACCGTCCATCTCCGTGGACGCCGGCTGCCCCAGCACCATGCACTGCAGGTCCACGTCCTGCTGCAGGATCGGCGGCCGGCCGAACAGCAGCGCGCCGACCGCGACCAGGAACACGCGGGTGACCGCGTCGCTGCCCTTCTTGTACCGGGGGGCTTGGTAGAGCAGGTAGCGGGCCTGCTGCCATGCCGTCAGCCGCGCCAGCGGGGCCAGCTCGCCCGCGCCGGCCAGCAGGGTCAGGGCGATGTTGAACATCGTGTCAGCGTCGTCGGGGTCGGCGGTGACCACGTACATCAGCTCGCCGCCGTCCTCCAGGCGGGAGGTGTCCCGGCCCCGCGCGGCGGTTCGGGCCAGCAGCGCGTCGGCGATCCCGCGGGCCGCACCGCGGCGGACGATCCGGTTGCCGGTGATCGTGCGGCCGGCCGAGTTCATCCGCACCACGTTCTCCAACACGTCCTCGGTGGACGCCTCGCGGTCGAAGCGGGACTTCGCGGCCGCGCCGTAGTCGGCCATCACCTGGTAGGCGTGGGTCCAGCGCCCGTTCTGGTACGTGCGAGTGGCGGCGTCCCATTCCGGCTTGACCTTCAGCCTGCCGATGTCGCCGATGCGGTCGTAGTTCGGGCCGCCGTCGCGCAGTGTCGTCGTGAACCGGGCCACGTCCAGTGGCAGGCCCTCGCCGAGGCGGCGGGGGGTTTGCAGGGCGAGGCCTCGCCGCCATGCCGTCGCCTCGGCGTGCAGGCCGCGCAGCAGCGTGAGCCGCCGCAGCTGGTCGGAACCTGACCACTCCGGGGCGAGCCGCAGGCGGAGGGTCTCTGCGGTCTCGGCCTGCCGGTCGGCGAACGTGGCGATGCGGGCGATCTCGTCGGGGTCGTCGGTGCGCAACGCCAGGTGCGGGGTGGGGAAGCTGTCGGCGGTGATGAGGGCGGTGGTGGCGGTCATGGGGTTCAGCTTCTCTCTGGCCGGCGGGGTGCGGGAGGGTTTGCCCGTTGCCTACGTGAGCGGGTTGCCGTGCTTGTCGTTCCACTCGGAGAGGAGGGCGGAGCCGGGTTCGGTCAGGTCCACACGCTTGCCGTAGTCCTCGGAGATGTCGCCGATCTTCGCAAGGCGATGCCCGAAGAAGCCTCCGATCACGTTCTCCATGCGGCCGTGCGTCGAGGCATCGCTTCTGATCAGCCAGGTCCGGGAGCCGAAGCGTGCCCGGAAGACTCGACCGGCTGCGACCTCGGCGAGCATCCGGTGACGCAAGGGCGTGTGCTTAAGGGTGGCCACTACTCACACTCCGGGTCGTCGGTGTCGGGCTCGGAGTCGATGACGGTCAGGTACCGGCGGACGCCGAAGTAGGTCACGCCACCCGGCTCGTAGCCGGGGAAGGTGCCGGGGTTGACGACCTTGCCGCGCCACGTCTGCGTCTCGGCGATCCACTCCACGACGGTGGCGGTGAACCAGCGGTCGCTGGCCTCCCACCGCACGGTCTTGCCGATCAGGTCCATCGGAGTGCCGGAGGCTCCCGGCGTAGCCGACTGGGAGGTCACGACCGAGTCTCCGGCTGGGGCCCGGTGTAGATCGTCCGCCAGCCGATACGCTCAGCCTCGCGCGCTAGGGTCTCCCGCCAGCCGTCCGGTGCCGGGTAGTCCTCCAACTCCCCGTCGCCCTTGTAGTAGAGGCTCGGATCCCGGAAGGCGATGCCGAGCTGGGCGGCGTCCGTGACCAGCGCGTCGATGGCCGCAGACAGCCCCGAAGTGGTTCCGGTACCTCGGACGAAGTACCGAGTGCGCAGGGTGCCCTCGGTGGACACTCTGCCTTCGTCGGGGTCGTCGTTGACGAATCCGTCGTCCAGGAAGTCCAGGCTGGCGGCCCAGCCGTGAGTATCGGCGCGCTGGTGCACGGTGATACCGGTGGACCAGTACATGCCGGTATTGCTGATCATGCTTGTCTTCCCCTTCCGGGAATGGAGAGATGGGGGAGGTCAGGTACGCACTCGTCGGTGACACCACGAGCACTTGAGCGTGCCGGGGTCGCCATAGTCGACCAGCCGAAACCCGGCCTGCGGGTGGACACCGTCATGCTCTCCGCTGGCGAGCACCGGGCCCAGCGCGACCGTGCCGGGCACACCGTATTCCGAATTCCACTCATACAGATAGACCTCGCCGTCCTGCGTCAGGCCGACCGGCTGGGCCCGCCCGGACTCCCACCTGACGTGGATCAGTCGATGCAGGCTCAGGTAGTCGACCGCCTGTCGCTTTCCCGACCCGCTGTAGAGACCGCCCGAGGTGAAGGTTCCGGCGCTGATCGCGGCGAGAGTTTCGTGGCGTGTCTCCGTGTAACGGATCGGACCCACTTCTCTTCTCCTAGCTCTCGGTACGGGAGGGGGACGGGGGTGAGGACTGGTCGGACGCGGCTTCCATGCCGTTGATGAAGGCCAGCACGGTCTCCAGCTCGAACACGCAGCCTGCGGTGAACTCCGACGGGTTCGGACGTGCCTTCAACCTGTCCACGGTCTTGGCGATGTGGTCCTTGAGGATGGAGTAGCGCATGGCGTCATCCGCCTGCGTCGACCTGCTGGTCACGTCTCCCCCTTCCCGGGGTGTCGTTGTAGTCGGGGGTTGTCTTCGGCCCCTTCGGGGAGGGCCTGCGGCGCGCGATGGTCAGTCGGCGGGCGGAAGCGACACGTCCACGACGGCGGGGGGCTGCGGCTTGATCGGAATGGGGTCGAAACCATCGCGCGACGAGGCCTGTCGCGCGAAGTCGCGCCCCGCCAGACTGGCGAGGTCGGCGGCCAACCGGTGCCGATGCTGGCTTAGCTCGGTGATCAGCCTGTCCAAGCTGCCGAGCGTGTCGCGAACCGCCTGCTCGGCCTCTTGCTTGGTGTCATCGACACTGCACCAACGGCGCGCGGTCGTCGTACGCACAACCGGCATTTCGGTGTTGATCTCAACCATGACCCTGTTGTAGCCGTGGCTGAAGTACGGTTCGTCGATGCTAACGCCGATCCGTCCGTCGACTTGTCGTGACGAGCCGACGATCGGCTGGCGAACGTCCCACTGCGGCACGTCGGTCTCCTTGGTCAGTAGGTGAGCGGCACCAGAGGGGGTGGCGGGGCGGGCGTCGAAGGCCCGCCCCACCGGGGATCAGGCGACAACCGCCGCAGCGAGGTCCAAGTCGAGCGCGTCGCAGATGACCTGCACGGCCTCACGCTCGTCGTCCAGGCTCTCGGCCCACGCGTCGTAGGCGGCCTGGACCTGCGGGTGCTTGTCGTACAGGCGCTCGGTGATGACGCCGCGCACCAGCTTCTCCTCGGCCGTGAGAGCGCCAGCGGTCTCCAGTGCCAGGAGCGCGACCAGGTTCGTCTCGTCGGACGCCTGGGCGATGTGGGCGGCGAGCTTGGCGCGGAGGGCGGTCGCGGTCGCGGTCATTTCGGCTCCCGATGCTGGCCAACTGCGGTCTGCGTATATACGTACCGTACGCCTGTCCACGAGAGAACGCAACAGGTAGACTGACCTTCACGTATATACGGAGGTCACGTGACTGAGGATGAGTGGGAGAAGGTCCGCACGCTGCGAGCCAGTGACGAACTGTGGGGCGCGTTCGGCGCCGCCTGTAAGGACGACGGCGCCGACCGATCCACCGTGCTCCGTCGCTTCATGGCCGCATACGCCGGGTTGCCGGGAGCGAAGGTGCCGCGACGGAAACGGCGACCTGCCCCCGAGTAGCCCTCCCGGTCAGGCGGCGGACGGAGACGCCCACCGCCAGACCGGGGGGTCAGGCGTTGGTGCGGGCCCGGGTGCGGGCGTTGCGGCGCTTGAGGGCGCGACGCTCGTCTTCGGTCATGCCGCCGTAGATCCCAGAGTCGAGCCCGCGGTCGAGCGCCTCGGCTAAGCAAGCCGTAAGCACCGGGCAGCGTCGGCAGACAGCTTTCGCCTCCTCCGCCTGAATCACCGCGGGCCCAGAGTTGCCCACCGGGAACCAAAGCTCGGGATCTTCGTCCTTGCACAGAGCCGCATGTCGCCAGTCCATGGTCGATCTCCCCTCAGATGAGCGCGGTGAGCAGGGCTGAGATGAACAGTGCGGCGATGTGCAGGGACTGGTCGAGCGAATAAGCCCCCGTGCCGAGCACCGGATTGTCCAGCGGGACCCGCACGGTCTCCTCGGCGTGGTGGTGCTGGCCTCCCGGGGTGACCTCGGTGGTGACGTGCAGGGCGTGGACTTCGAGCCGGCGGGGTTGCCCGAGCTGGTGCAGGTCGTGCTTGCCGAGCGCGCGGGCGAGCACGGCGAGGGTCCAGCGGCGGTCGATCGCGTAGTGGGTGACCGCGGAGAACACCTGCCCGGCGGCGATGCCCCAACCGGTGGCGTGAGCGCCGAGCGGAAGGTGCACGACGGTGAGCACGGCGGCGAAGGTGAGCAGGGTGTAGGTGGTGACGTGCTTGGCGCAGTTCCACTGGCCGTAGCGGGAGAGGTCGCCCTTGCGGATGGCCTGGTGGTGGGACTGCACCCACAGGTCCCCGAGGCCGTGGACGGCCCACATGGCGGCGAAGGCGAGCACAGTGGTGAGGCCGGCGGTGATGGGGGTTGGCATGATGGGGTTCCGTCCTGGTTGGCGGGTGCCGGGCCCGGCGGTGGCTGTGGAGGCTGGTCCGCCGGGCCGCGGCGCTACTCGCTGGGCTTGGGTTTGGGTTGGAGCGGGTTGACGTCGTCGATGAGACCGAGGATGGCGAGGAGTTCGCGGCAGGTCTCGGCGCGCCGGGCCTTGGTTTTGGCGGTGCGTTGGGCGTAGGCGGCGATGTAGACGCCCGCTTGGCGGCGCTTGTCTTCGACGGAGGGGTTTCGGTCGATGCGGCCGACGCTGTAGCTGTGAATGTCGCTGTTGTCGTTCGTCATCACGCCAGTCCTTCCGCTTCGAGTACCTGGCGGGCGGTGTCGAGCGTGTCCCAGTCCGTCCGGTCGCCGACACGGTCCGGGTGCAGCTTCGCCGAGGCCTGCCGCAGCAGGCTCCGTCCGTCGGTGGAGTGTGGTGCGCCGACGACCTCACGCAGCCACTGCATCGCGGCGTCAGCGGTGGCGAACCCTGCAGGCTGAGGGTTCGCGATCGCCCGCCAGCCTTGGTACTGCTCGCCGGAGCGGGTGACGCCGTACCGGTCGACCGCGCGGAGTGCCTGCAGGCTCAGGGCGATGGCGCGGAGATTGGCCTGCCAGCCGGTGTAGGCGTCGGTGGCGTAGGTGAGCGGGCCGTGCCGGGAGTCGAACGACACGACGACGCCGGGATGCCCGACTTTGGCGTTGACGCGGAGCATCCCGTCACGGCGGATGTCGCCGCGCTGCACGTCGACCTGGACGGCGATCGCGCCGCGCAGCCCGAGCTTCTCGATTTCGGCGGTGAGCAGGTTCATGGTGTCGGCCCAACTCGCGGTGAAGCGGGCGGACGGGGCGCGGTGCTTGGTTTCGGGGCGGTCCCAGGTGCCGAGGGGTTCGATTTGCCAGACAGCCATCACGCCACCTTCGGGGTGGTGAGCAGCGGCCAGCGTGCCTTGTCCAGCCGGTCGCGTTGCGCCTGCGGCAGCGGGAACAGCGGCCCGCCGAGCCGGTCCAGCCCCGCGGCACGACACCACCAGGCGTCGCAGGCGTTGTCATCAACGAACTCGACGCCCGCGCGCTTGAACGCGGCCATCGCCATCGCGGTCTTGTCGCCGTTGCCCTTCCCGGTCGCGTAGGCCTTGAGCGTGGCGGGCGGGATCAGTACGTAAGGCACCTCATGCTCGAGCAGCGCCGCGCGGACGGCGCCGTGGACCATGCCGGTGATGCCCGCGGACTTGGCGTGTGTGGGCAGGTCTTCGATGACGGCGAGCATGGTGTCCGGGTCGAGTGCGTCGGCGACGGCTGCGGTGATGTGCAGCAGGCGCCGGTCGCCGTCGGCGAGGCGGGTCTTGACGGTGGTGGTGGTGCCGTCGGCGTACGCGATGCCGGTGGCGGTGAGGCTGAGGTCGAGACCGATCACGGTGGTCATGCGGCGTCGCCTTGGTCGGTGATAAAGAAGGTGGCGTCACAGTCGCCGTCGCACGACCAGAGGTCTCCGGGGCTGGAGACTCCGCCTTGCCTACCGAGCCAGAACCACCGCAGCGACTCACACCCGGGGTCGTGGGTGTCCCACTTGGCTCGCACGCTCGGCAGCAGCGTGTCGTAGCACCACGGCTTGGCGGTCACTGGTTCCCGCCTTCCTGGGAGACGGGAGCCGACCGGGGGTGCCGGATCTCGTCGGCCGCGTCGATGTACTTCAACCGGGCGAGCCCGAGCCCGATTGTCTGGGCGGCCTTGGCCTTCCGGTCCAGGGACCCGGCGTTGATCCGCTGCTTCCACGCGTCGAGGTCATCGGTGAGGACGTCGAGGACGGCGGCTACGACCTTCCGCGCAGCCTCATCGGTGTGGCGGTCGTCCGGGGTGTGCTCGACCAGGGGCAGCGCGGCGGCTGCGATGAGACGTTCGGTGAAGGCGCTCACGTCACTCCTCCTCGTGTCGGATGGGGGCGACTCGATCGGGGCGGAGGGTGTCGGCCTGGTGCTGGTCCGCGTCATCCTGTGCGTCGCCCTTGTCGGCGTAGTCGCCCAGCCATCCGCAGCCGGACTGGCATGTGACCCGGTGCCACTCCAGCGACAAGGGCTTGATGTCGGCTCGGTGACCTCCCTCGTTCGGGGTTGCGGCGTCCTCGCTTGCTCCAAGAGTTGGAGCAACTTGGAGATCACTTGGAGTTGGGGTTGCGGCGTCCTCGCGTGCGGCCGGGGCGTCCGTGTTGATTTGGCCGTGCGCATTTGACGATTTGGTCGGCCCCGCCGGGGCCTGCGGCGCGGCGGGCACCACTCGCCACGTCGAGCGGGTCACCGTGCGGACCGCGATTCCCGAGCCGAGGTCGGAGCGGTACCACTGGAGGTTCTCGCGGGCGTCGTCCTCGTCGTCGTACGACTCGATCCCCGCCGCGTTGTAGGGATCCGGCCCGCCGTACCAGACGGCCCACTCCTCGTTGGTGCTGGCCGCTGCTGCGGGTGCCGGGCCCGTAGTGCGAGTGGCCCCGAGGCGCTGGACCAACTCCTCGGCGATGCCCTCCACGTTCACCCAGTGGTCGATGCACCCGCCGGGGTCGCTCTGGCTGTCCTCGGTGGCCACGAACACCGGCATGGTGCCGTCGTCCGGGTCGACGACACCGAGGTCGCGAAGCTTGTCCGCCAGCCGCTCCGCTGCGTCGTCGGGGATGGTGTCGACGGCGGGAGCCGCCAGCCACCGGCGGACCAGCCCCATCACCGCGTGCGCTTGGCCGTGCTCGGTGTCGTCGGCGTCCTGCCGGCGGCCACGCAGTTCGATCCAGTAGTCCGACAGGCACTGGGCTACCTGTCTGGTCGCGTCGTCGGGGATGGGGCGGGCACCGGCACGCAGGCCCTGTTCGATCAGCTCGTTCCGAATCGCCTCGCGGGTCGACACCGACTCGCCGTCGAACAGGTGACCGGCCAGCGCCCGCTTCAGGGTCGCAATGGTCTCCAGCGCGGTCATGTTCGCCGCGACCGCACTGCGCCAGTTCGACTGCGACTGCCGGTCGGCGTTCCGGTACGCGTCCCGCTCGGTGCTGAGTCGTTCGACCTGGCGGCGCAGGCGCTCGATCTCGTCCCACCGCTCATCGGCGCGACGGCCTATCGCACGCCAGTCCTGGCGGGCTTGGTCGAGGTCGGCGCGCAACCCCGCCAGCACGGGGGCGTAGACCACCCTGGAGACCAGTTCGGCGTAGAAGTCGGCCGCCTCGTCGTCCAAGGCGTCGACGTCGCGCGGCAGTGGGCGGTGGCGGTACAGGATCGCCGCCGCCTGCTGTCGCAGTGCTTCGGTGTCGGGGGCGGGCGTCACGGGCTCGGGGGTGGTCATGAGAACTCCATCTGGAAGTGCATGACGGGCATGGCGTTCGGAGCGTCCGGGGCGCAGTCCTCGACCACCCACGAGTAGGTGTCGTTGCACGGCGGCAAGCCCCAGTGCTCGCAGTTGTCGCACTCGTGGTCGTCCGCGTCGTGATCCACACAGCCGCAGTGGTTGAACGCCTGCGCCCAGGTGGAACGGACATGGCCGATCACCGCCGCCCTGTCACCCATCGAGCGCGCGAGGGCGTTCAGCGCCGCGAGCGCCCGGCGGTGGTCAGCGGTGAACGCGATGTAGTCGCTCTCGGGCTCCTCCCCCAGCCAGCTCACCTTGACGCCGTAGAACTCGGCGTAGGTGTCGACCTTGTCCAGCGGGAGGGTCGCGCCGCTGCCCGTGGGGTCCGGGGTGAAGGTGCTCACCGGTCGCCTCCCATCCCGAGCGCGTCGGCCACGGTGTAGCCGTTGACGATCAGGGTCGGGGCGATCCGCTTCGCCAGGGCGAGTGCGGTGTCCAGGTCGAAGCGGTGCTTGGCGGCCCACGCCTCGAAGTCCTCCAGCGGGAGACGCGGCTCGATCTGGTCACCGTTGGCGTCACAGATCTCGCCGTTCACGCGGACGACCCATCGGTTCGGCTCGCGCTCGAACACGTACACCACGAAGTGGCGGTAGTTGCGGTGCTCGCGCGGCAGGCACGACACGCGGTACTCGCCTACGGTCGCGGCGGGCTCAGGCACCGGAGTGCCGGGGGCCATCGGCTGAGCCGGCTCAGGGGCGGGGGTGGTGGTCACTGGGCACCGCCGGCGGGCTTATTGGCGCGCAGTTCGCGGCCGACGTTGAGCACGTGCGCGGCCAGCCTCGGCGGCAGCCCTTCGGCGACGTGCATGATCCGAAGGTGCTTGAGCAGGCACGCCACCGCAGGCGGGAGCTGGTCGTCGGCGTGCTGCTGGATCTCGGTCAGCGCCTCGTTCAGGGTGATGGGGTTGGCCTCGGCGCGCTCCCTGGCGAGCGCCATGGCGGCGACGATGAGCGGGTCGGTGTCGGTCATGGGTGTCTCCTCAGGCCGCGGCGGCGGCGTGCAGGTGGGCGAGCAGGGCGGCGCCGATGTGCTCGGCGTAGAGCGGAGGGATCGCTTCCGAGAGGCCGTTCCCGGTCATCCAGTCGATGCCCATCGCCTCCGGGCCCACGTACGTGCCGATGTCCCCAGTCACGGAGGCGTGATAGCCCTGGTTCCACAGCTCGCGGCGCCGGCTGTGTGCGGTCCGGACCACGTGCTTGGGGTGCGCGGGGGCTACGAGCGAGAGGCCGGGCGAGGGTTCGAACCTGCGGTGCCGGTAGGTGCGCAGGCCGAACATCCCGCCGCACAGAACGATGGAGCGCTCCTTGTCGAGCGGGGCTTCCATCACGTTCTCGATGACCCACGGCATGTCGTAGGTCGACATCAGCTCACGGCCGGGGGTGACCAGGTCGGGCTTGTCCGACCAGAGCGTGCCTTTCTTGAACCCCTGGCAGGGCCACGAGGCGTGCACGGCGTCGAAGGACTCGACGAACGTCCGGTCGCGCAGTACCTCCATGGCGTCCGCCTGGATGAACACGCCTCCGCGGTGGCGGGCTGCGGCTCGATGTCGACGGCGGTCACGTCGAACCCGGCCCGGCGGTATCCCTCGGAGGCGCCGCCCTGCTTGGAGCAGAGGTCCAGCAGGCGGGGCCGGGTCAACCGCGGCGGGTTGGGGTGTGGCTGTCTGCCTCCGGGCAGTCGGGGCTCCGTGGGTGCCGTCATGACGCGACCCGCTCGGCGCGGAAGTTGGGCAACTGGCGCACAAGGTGTTCTTTGAGCAGGTGCACGTCCTGCGGGGTGTTCTGGATGCCGTCCCAGCGGCGGCGCTCCTCGTCGATGACCCATGTGCGGCCGGCGGTCCAGGCGCAGTAGGCGGCCAGGGTGTTCAGCTGGACACGCAGCCGGTCGCGATCGATGCCAGCGGCGGGGGTGTCCTCGGTGATGTGGTCCATGACGAAGCCGAGGGCTTGGATTCCGGCGCCGTGGGTGAGCCGGGACTTGCGGGGCGGGAGTTCCCACTGGTCGGCCCATACCTCGGCGACCGCCGACCAGAAGGCGTCGAGGTGCGCGGTGATTGCGTCGAGGTCGCCCATGCCGGTGGCGGGGTCCCGGTACTGGTAGAGGGCTCCGTCGGTGAGGCTGTTGCGGATCATGCGCAGGACGGCGGTGCCGGTGATGTAGCCGTCCGGGCAGGTGGTGGTGCGGATGCGGCCGGCGAACGCGTGGCTGGCGGTGTTGAGCCGTGCCACGACCGCCGCGGGCAGGCGCCGGGCGGCCATCGCGGGGGGCAGGGTGGCGTCGACACCGGGCAGCAGCTCGTTGACCAGTCCGGCCGGGAGCGGCTTGGTGTTGTTCACCAGCAGGAACTGTGAGCGCTGCTCCTCCTCGGATTCCGCGGTGAACCCGACCACGGCGACCGCGAACGGGCCGGTCAGGGACGCGTCGCGCAGGGCGGCGGCGCGCTGCTGGCCGTCGACGATCCACGCGGGGCGTTCGTGTTCGGGCTGGTCGGAGTCGACCGGGATGACCAGCTCGCCCGGGACGGCATAGTCGACGGGGCTGGGCACCAGCAGCGGTTCGAACCGGACGCGTTGGTCGAAGGCGACGACGATCGCGTTGGGCAGCATGGCGCCGTGGCGTTCGAGGTAGCGGCGGATCCCGCGGATGTGGGCGAGGGCCTCCGGGCGCTGGTAGCCGCGGAGTTCCTGGTCGGTGTCGCGGTGGACGCGGGACACAGCGGCGAAGGTGTGCAGCTGGGGGCCGTCGACGGCGAAACTGACGACCCGGCGGCCGCCTTGGACGAGTTGGAGCGCGGGGAGGCGGAGGACGTGTGCGGTCATGCTGCGCTCCGGTCAGCGGTCGGACGGCGGTCGTGGACTGTTACCTCGGGGGCGTCGACGGCCGGGCCGGGACGCCTGTCGGTGCGTCCCACCCACCACAGGGCTCGGTCGACGGTGTCGTTGCCCAGGTGCTCGCGCGCCCAGAGCTCGACGTCGTCCGGGACGTGGAGAAGTAGCTCTCCGAGGACGTCGTTGGGGATCCGACTTGCGATCGTGCGACGCCAGTGGGCGGGTGGGCGCAGTTCACGCTCGGGTTGGTGGCGACGCTTCCGTGCCCGCCGCTCGGCGTCGTAGACGCGATGGGCCTCGACGCAGGCCTGACAGCGGTCCATCTCACCGCTGGCCCAAAGCTTGACGTGCCCCCGTGCGACATGCCGGGCGTAGCCACGATTGGTGCCGTGCTTGATCGGCGTGCGCTCGCGGGCTGTCATGACGTGCCCTCCGGGGTGACGACCTCGGACAGGACCCCGCCGCCCACGTCGGACCAGGGGAGCTCTGACCACGCCTTGCCGGGTGACCACGGGGTGACGCCGTAGTCCTTGCCCTCGACTCGGGTCCACACCCAGCCGTTCACGGTCCGGGCGATGCGGTCACCCTCGGCGTCTTCGAGCAGGTCGTAGCCGACCGGCGGCTCGGCGTCCCCTTCACGCCACTCGCGGGGTGCGGGGGGGGGCTCGGACCGGTCCTCACCCGACACGAGGTCGGCGGCGATCTCGTTCACGACCTCGCGAACGTCGCGGATCTGGCGGGCGACGTCGGCACTGGCGGTGCGGGTGAGCTGGTCGAGTACGGCGAGCACGACCTTGCGGGCGGCCGGACCGGTGTGGTCGTCGCCGGGTGTGTGCGGCACGAGGGCGAGTTCGGCGGCCAGTAGCAGGCGTTGGGCGAGCGGCATCGTGATCGGAATCTGGTTCGCGCTCACTGCTCACCTCGCAGGGAGGCGGCGTGCTTGCGGGCGGCGCCGATCAGCTCGGCCAGTGACGTCCCGGCGTCGGCGGACCGGACGTGGACGCCGTCGTCGTCCTCGTTCGGGTAGTACGTCAGCGCGGGGTAGCCGTCGTCGTTGGTCATGTAGAAGCCCGCGAAGTCCTCGTTCGCCTTGGCGGTGTTCAGGACCGGGAGGGCGGCGGCCAAGGCGGGCCTGATGACCTGTGCCGCCGCAGCAGCGTCTCGGGTGCCGATCTTCCGGACCAGCGACTGCCAGTCCTCGGCACCGACCCAGCGGGCGTAGCCGTCCTTGGCCGCGTCCATCACGGCCTCGTCGGGGATGTCGGAGAGGTCAGCCACGGGAGAGTCCCTTCCTGGCGGCGGCGGGAAGACGGCTGGGGTAAGTCCGTCTGCACGTGACGCACTCGCGGTGACGTGGCCGTGACGGACGTCGGTAGGTGTTGGACTCATCGAATGGGTGCCCGTTCACGCAAGTGGTTTTGCGGACCTCTTGGTGTGTCCGATGACGAACAGCGTCCAGGCGGTTCTCGCTCGCCGTACCCCACGCCAGGTTGTCGGCGCAGTTGTTCAAGCTGTCGCCGTCCAAGTGGCGAACTTCCAGGTCCGATCGGTCCGGCACGCCGTGGAAAGCAAGGGCAACGATCCTGTGGACGGACATCACGCGGCGCACACCCGGCTTGCTAAGCACTGCGTGGCGGTAACAGCCCCGGCTTCGCGTGATCGATCCGCGCAGATGCCTTTGCGTGTCACAGCGACGGATTGCGCCCCAAGTGCTCGTCTCGTAGATCCCCTCCCATCCAGGGAGGGGCATCCATACAGGTTCGTACGAGTTCATTGTCAGCCCTTCGGGGTGGAGTCGGAGACGGGCGGCTGGTCTGCCTCCGTGGTGGTCCCCTCAACCGGAGAGGAGGGGGCGGGGTCGACTTCCCACGCGCCGTCGTAGACGCGGTTCGCCACCAACGCCATGCGCTGCGCGAGCGGGTAGCACTCCTCGCACTCACCCGGCTCGTCGCAGCCGCCGTTGTCGTGCAGCCACTGCGCCAGCTTGAGAACCAGGTCCGGGTCGAGTCGGGCGATGGTGTCCTGGTCTCGCTTGGCGTTGCGCTCCTGGACGCTGCGGATGGCCGCCGCGACCGCCTTGGCCTCTGGCAGCCACGCATCCGTCTCGGTGAGCCTGCTTCCGGCCGGCGCGTGGGGGCGGTAGCTGTCGGCGATCGCCTTGGCGACGAAGGTCTCGGTGCTCACTTCTCGGTCCCTTCGGGGCTGTCGGAGGTGTCGATGCGGGACAGGGCGGCGGCGCGGCGCTCGGAGAACGTGAGGTTGGTGGCGGTCACGTCTGGGTCCTCTCGGGGATTGGGGCTCATCGCGCGCTCAGCTCCTCGGGGTTGACGTGGATGACCGTGTTGCCGAGCGCGCTGGCGACGCGGATCTCGATGTGGTCGGACGTCACCCGCTCCACAAGGGCGTCACGGGGCTTGCCGTGGATGTCCGTCCAGACGGCAAGGTCACCCTTGTCGTACGGGCCGAACCCCGGTCGGCGGGCGGCTTTGCTGGCGCGGATGTCCCGCAAGAACTCGGCGATCGGGCCGGAGGTCACGACTGCTCCCCGCGGGCGGTGATGTAGGTGCGGATGCGGTCGATCTCGCGGTCGAGGTAGTCCAGGGCGTTGAGGGCGTGGGCATGTCCGGTGTCGGTGTCGAGGTCGGCGCGAGCCAGGTCGTGGAGGGCGTCCTCAAGCGACGCGGTGGAGGTCGTTGTGGTCATCGGTTCTCTCCGAGGTCGTCGCGGTCGTTGTCGCGGTTGGGGTTGCGGAGTTCCTCGCGGAAGATCCGGGCCTCGACCTCGGCTGCCCTTCGCAGGGCGCGGCGGGCCAACGTCCACGCCATCGGGGCGGCGGCGCAGGCGGCGTAGACGAGGGACCAGCCAGCCGGTTGGCCGGTGGCGAGCGCGGTGGCCAGCACCGCGGCGGGCAGGACGACCAGACCGGCCAAGGCCGTGAGCCGACGGGCGGTGGTGGTGCGCATCAGGACTTCCTCCATCCGCTGGGCTTGACACCGGTACCGGGGCAGCGGACGGAGCGTCCGCCGCGGATCTTTCGGGTGTGGCGTTCGACGTCCTGTGAGCCGGTCAGCTCGCGGCGCGCGCCGCAGTGAGTGCAGATGCCGTTCACGGCTGGCCTCCGGTGCGGAACTGCCGAACCGTGCGGATGGTGGCGCCGGTCAGGATGCCGAGGTTGATGAGGACGGCGGCGAGCATGGCGGCGCAGATGAGGGTGTCCATCAGGCACCGCCGGCCAAGGCGATCGCGGCCCAGGTGGCGCGGGTTTCGGCTTCGACCCGTGCCCGTCCGTCGGCGGTGAGGGGGTGTTCGCCGATGTAGTCGCAGCGGATGAGCTGGCGGAGCATGGTGACCTCGGCGCGCAGCCGGTCGATCTCGAGCGCTTCGACGTGGTCTCGGTCGGCGGCTTCGGCGCGCAGGACCCGGAGGTGGTCGACGGCGTCGGATTCGAGGATCGCGGCGGCTTTGAGCAGGTCGTCGGCGCGGACGATCCGGTAGCAGCCGGTGGAGGTGTTGACGGTTTGGCGGGCGGCGGCGGCGATCTCGCGGAGCGTGGTCGCGCCTTGCAACGGGGCGGTGGCGGAGACGACGTCGTGGGCGCACTCGGTGGAGATGTGGTCGAGGGAGGCGACCTGGTCGGCGGCGGCGAGGACGGCGTGGTTGAACAGGGTCGCGGTCATCGCTGTCCGCCTTCGATCTCGCGCAGCACCGCTTCGGAGCCGACATAGGAAGCGCCGTCGTGGAAGCCGCCCGCGTTGCCGATCCCGGTCGGGGCCCAGCCTTCGCCGACGAAGCCGCGCGCCTGGCTGATGGTCAGCGGCTTGTGTGACGGCCCGGCCGCGTGGCCGCCCTCGTCCGTTGTGAGCCACTGGGCGAGGGCTTCGGCGGTGGGGAACACCGGCGAGACGGGAGAGCCCTCGGAGACGGTCTCCCACAACTGCCAGCCGTCACCGGTGGGCGGCTTGACCGGTTCCCACGCTTCGGCCTCGGCGCGCTGGCCTTCGTACGCTTCGAGGCTGCCGTGACCATCGCAGGTCGCGCAGGTGTCGCGCACACCCTCGCGTTCGCAGCGAGCCCGGATCACCACACCCGCGTTGATGCCGTCGTGACCGAAACCGTGCAGCGCCCACTCGTTGACCTGTACGGCGGTCGGGACGACCGGCGGGTCGATCCGCTGCCAGCGCGTCTCCGGGGTGAACGTGTGGGTGAAGTCGTAGAGGCGGTCGGCGGCGACCAGTGCGTCCACGTCCTCTTGAGAGAGGTGCTTGGACCACTGCCCGTTCCACAGGTCGGCCAGCCGCTGCGCCTCCCGAACAATGGCGCGCTCACCGGAGCCGTAGAAGTCGGGTGCCCGGGTGACGTTGCGCTCGGCGAACGCCCGCACCGCCGGGGTGTCGTGCCGTAGCGGTGTCGAACCGGTGGTCGCCGGGTCGAACGGGATGTAGCCGTACCAGAGGTCGTGCAGGTGCTTCGCCTGCGGTGAGTACCCGTTGTCACAGTCGGGGCACGGCTTCTCGTGGAACCGCTCGGGGGTGAGGTAGCCCTCCCAGGTCTTGCGGAGCGGCCAGTCGAAGTCGAGCGGCACTCGGCGAACTTCGCGGCTCATCGGGTCCTCCGGGTGAGGCGGGAGACGCTGCGGGCCGCACGGGCACGCAGCGAAAGACGGGTGACGGGGCGGGTCTGTGCGAGCAGGGCGACCGCCTGCTCGGTGTCGACCAGCACGGCCATCGGCTCGGCGTCGACCTCGCGACGCCACGCCCACAGCAGCCCGTTCAGCTCGTCGTCGACCAGCACCTCGGCGGCCGGGATGACACGGCCGCCGAGGGCGTCCAGCAGGGCGTCGTCGGCGCAGAGGTTGGCGAGGTCGTCGGGCGTGGCCGTGTCGACCACATCGGCGGTCACCCGGCACCACCCTCGGCCAACAACTCGTCCAAGCTGCGCCGGGTGACCAGGGCATCGGACGAGTAGCGGGCGCGGGCGACCGACAGGGCGTGGAACAGGATGCTGTCGGCCGCCCTGCCGGACGCGGGCAGCGGCATGACCGCCATGGCGCGGTCGAACAGATCGGCCAGCGTGGTCTCGGCGTCGAGCATTTCCCGGTAGCGGGCGATGTGCTCGTCGCGGGTTTGGGCGGGGTGGTCGAGGATTTCGCTGAGGGCTTCGCGGGCGGCACGGACCTCGGTGACGAACAGCTTGTCGAACCCGCGCAGCGTCTTCGGGGCGCTCATCGGGCACCGTCGGCGTTGAGCTGTTCGGAGCGGGCGACCGCGCCGTCGAGGTTGTAGTGGCGGATCTGGCCGTTGACGGTCTCGTCGTACTCGAACGGCACGAACGCGCCCGGCTGGCGGCGGAGGACGCTGTAGGGCTTGTCGCCGGTGCCGGAGCAGGCGGGCTTCCACACTGGCGTGTCCTGGTCGGCCTTGTTCAGGTCGCGGAGGCGGTTGAACACGTCGGCGTTCATCGGACGGTCACCAGCTTCAGGGCGGCGATCTCGGCGCGGACCTCGGACCGCCAGCCGTTGCGTTCGGCTCGCTTGGCGTGGCGGGTAGCGACACGGGACGCGTGGGTGCGGTGCGCGGTCGCGGCGGCCAGACGGCCGGCGAGCGGCCCGGTCGTGGAGGTGGTCACCGGGTCACCTCGGGCATCGGCACCGCGTACGGGGACACCTCGGCGAGACCGTGGCAGACCAGGTGCAGCGTGCGGTCGGCGCCGTCGAGCACCGGCAGCTGGTGGGTCTGCTCCTCCGGGACGCCGGTGACGACGCTCATCCACGAGACGCCGAGCACGACCCGTCCGGACATGGTGGTGTACGCCTGGCGGACCAGGGCGCGCATGCCGTGGCCTTCGCTGATCACGTCGCCCGCCTGGATGGTGGCGGCGGCGATCGGGTTGCGGTGGGCGGGCGACAGCATCTGCTCGCGGCGGGTCTCGTGGGCGCGGCGGTCCAGTTCCCAGCGGCACTGCGGGGCGCGGGCGAGGGGCTTGGCGGCGCAGCGGGCGAGGAAGCTGGGGCTGAACTTGGCGAGGGCCTGCTTGGCGCGCTCGGCGACGTTCATGTCGCGGTTGTCGTCGGTGAGGGTGTGGCTCATCGGGTGCTCCCGTGGTCCGGGGTGGTGTTCGCACCGCCTACCTTACGCCTACCAACGCCTACAAACAAGCACGAAGTCCGTGATCAACAGGACTCAAGTGCAGGGTCTGCAGGGTCTGGTCTCCAAAATGCAGGGTTTGACACCTAATGTGGAAACGTGCCCTGACCAGGGATATGCAGGGTGTGCAGGGTTTGCAGGGTTTGTTTTCTACCCCTACACATAGCGCGCACACACGCACACGCACACGGACCTCTCCACGGACCCCGCAAACCCTGCACACCCTGCAAACCGCAGGTCAGGAAGCACGTCGTCTGGCCCCGCAAACCCTGCACCCAGACCCTGCAGACCCTGCAGCGCCACCCGCAAACCCTGCAGACACGACGACGCCCGGCAGCCGAACGCGCCACGGGACACCGACACCACCTGCTCCACAGTCATCACTCCACGACCACCACGCGGTACCGCCACGTCTTCGTCCGGTCCTTCGCACGCATCAGCTTCAGCCCGCGGCCCTGGTCATCCAGACCGAGCACAGCGCCCCGCTTGTCCGACAACTTCTTCCCAAGCGCTTTGGACGAGGTGAACTGGTCGATCCCCAGCGGAAGCTCCGGCACCGCCGCCGAACCGTGCTCGGACTTCAACGCCGCCAACACCTCGCCGGCGGTCGCGCCGTCGGCTTTGACCTTGCCGATGTCCTCGAGCAGCCGGTACACCAACGCGAACTGTTCCCACTGCTGGGTCTCTTCGTCGACCTCGTCTAGCTGCTCGATGCGTCCGTGCATGAGGCCTTCGATGCCAGCGTTGCGGAGGATGCCGTCGATGACGCGGCACCAGGACTCGAACGAGGGCAGGATGGCGGTGCCTTCGGGTTGGCCGGCGGCGATCCATGCCTGCACCAGGGTGGCGAGGGCACCTTGGATGCGGCCGCGGTTGACGCGTGCCCATCGGTCGAGGTCTTTGTGGCGCCAGGTCGTGTAGTCGCGGGGGTGCGGTTCGATGCGCACGATCATGGAGCGGCGGGCCATCTCGGCGGACATGGACATGCCGTTGCCGGTGACGACCCACGCTGCCGGGGAGGCGAGTTCGATGTTGTCGGAGGTGCCGAGGATGCGGGCTTCCCAGGCGGGGTAGGCGGTGACGGCGGCGGCGAACGTGCCGGAGTCGATGGTGTCGTTGACGTTGTCGAACACCATGACCGCGCGTCCCTTGCGGGCTTGGGAGACGAGGGCCTTGCCCCATTCTTCGCTGGTGGTGGGCGCGGTGGGCAGGGTGCTGTCGCCGACGGCGTGGCCGGTGACCATGCGGGTGAGCTTGGTCTTGCCGCTGCCGGCGGAGGGGGCGTCGAGGACGTACAGGGGCCGGGGCCCGTTGATGAGTTCGGTGACCATCGGGGTGAGCATCAGGCCGAGGAGCGCGGCCAGGTCGCCAGCCGGGTTGGTGAGGAGGAAGTCGCCGAGGAGGTCTTCACAGAGCAGCGCGAGCGCCTCTTGTACGTCGGTTTCGGTGGGCTTGTCGGGGATGTGGGGGACTTCGACGCCGCTCTCGGGGGCGAAGTAGGTAGCGGACTCCCAGATGTAGCCAGGCTGGTCGTGGTAGCCGCCGCGGCTGTCGAATGTGGGGCACATGGTGACTTGCTTGAGCCTGGGCAGGCCGAGCGCGTGGGCGCGGTCGTAGAGGCCTGACAGGTCGTCGAGTGCGGGTTTGGTGGCGACGAGCGCCCCACCCTTCTTGGCGTCGGTGCGCATGGTTTTGACCATGGCGACGACGCGGGACCGGAACGCGGAGGGGGTCATGTCGCGGAGTGCAGGGGCTTCGCCGTCGCGGCCGAGGTCGACTTCGACGAGGCGTCCAGAGCGGATGTAGACGAGCGGGTTGTGGTCGCGGGCGTTTCGGGTCTCGATGTGTTTGGCGAGTTCGAGTTCGAGTTCGTGGAGGTCGCGGTCGTTGATCACGACGACGGGCCGTTCTTGGGGTTCGGGGGTGGTGGGCCGCGCGGAGGCGAGGCGGAGGTTGTTCACGCTGCACCGACTTCCTGGACCGTGGTGTCGCCGGCGGCGATGCGGTGGCGGCGCCAGAGGTCCCGGAGTCGGTCGCGGTCACCGAGGACGTGTTCGTAGTCGTCGAGGCTGGCTTCTTCGGCGGCTTGGCGAAGTCGGGTGGCGTACTCCACGCCGGCGCGGCGGTAGGCGTTCTCGAGAACTGCGGCGGCCATCCAGTTCAGGTTCTCCGCGGTGGCGCCGAGCATGGCGTCGATGACGTGCCCGGTGAGTTCTTCGCGGTGGAGCTGTTCGGTGGTGTCCGCAGTGGTGAGTGCGTGCTGAAGGACGGCCGCGGCGCTGGGGGCGACGCCGCGTGTGACGAGTTCACGGATGAGGCGTAGCGCGTAGCGCTCGAGGGGGAGTGGCATGTCGTCGTCGGCGACGAGGCCGAGCGCGGTGCGCGCGTCGGTGAGCGTGCTTCTGAGGAGGCAGCCGATGAACTCGGTGGTGGGGCTGAGGATGATCGGCTCCCGATGAGCGTTGGGGGCATAGGCGAAAGGTGGCGCGGTCTGGTCGGCGGCGGTGTCCCGCGGCGGGTTGCTGGTCGAGCGGGTCACTGCGCACCTCCTGGGTTGGGGTTGGCGGGCGGGCTCCGTCGAAGGAAGTCCGCCCGCCGGGTTCAGCGGCTGGCGGTGGGAACCGCGTAGGTGGGCATGTCACATCACCTGCGCCCACGTCGCCTCGCGGACGCGGCGCACCATGCGCACGATCTGGGCGATCTGCGGGCGGATGGTGGTGGAGCGGAGGTCGTAGCGGTCCCACCACTCCATCGCCGCACCGATCTCGGCAAGCGCGGGCCGGTCGCCCCAGAACTCTGTCCGCCAGCGACGCCCGTCAGCAGCGGCCTGTTTTCGCCAGCCGGGTTCGAAGCGCTCGTAGAACTGGCAGCGTGGGCAGGTTGGGCATTCGACGCAGCAGGGTCCGCAGTCGGCGGGGTCGCAGCACGTGCCGAGCGGGCCTTGGCGGTGAGCGCCACAGCACACCGTCAGTTGGCCTGTCGGCACCAGCGTGCCGGTCATGCTTCGGCCACATCGACGACCTCGCCGTCCATGAACAGCTCGTCTTCGAGAAGCCCGGCGGACACGCCAGCCTGTTCACCGGCCGAGCGCATCAACGGCGCGAAGTCCGCAGGCTTCTCGGCCGCGACGTCGCGGACCGCACGCAACTGCTCCCTCATGTACTCGGCAGAGGTGGGCACCCACTTCGCCAGCTGCCGGGTGGCGGACTTCAGCCACATCGCCGCCTCGTGGTTCTTCCACGGGCTGTAGCTGGTGTCGGCACCCTGGGAGGAAGCTTTGATCCGGTTGATGTCGGCGCGGTTCAGCACGACCACCTTAGAGGTCGCGCTGTCCTTCATCACGGCGTAGGCGTAGACGAGACGGAGTTCGCCGCGGTCCTCGGTGTCCCAGTCGATCTGGTGCAGGGGGCGTTCCTGTGGGCCCTGCCAGCGCGGTGGCTGCTGGGTGTCGAGCGCGCCGGGTGTCCACACGAACTGGTCCTTGGTGTAGACGCACTCGGCGATGACGCTGGAGATCGCACCGGCGCGGTACATCAGCTCGATGAACCCCTGGTAGCCGACGATGCCGAGGATCTCATCTCGCCAGTTGTCCCCGACCTTCACTCGACGCGGGGTGAGGTAGTACTGCTCGGTGCCGGGTTCCAAGCCGAGGCGCGCGGCTTCCATGAGCGAAGCCATGAAGGCGGTGGGGTTGTTCAGTGCGGCCAGTTCGAGTTGGGTGATCTGCTGCTTGGGCTCCTGCGGGTTCGGGACGCGCTTGCCCTTCTTCAGTGCGCCCTGGGCCAGGCGGACCCACATGTCGGACTTGATGTGGGAGGGCAGCACGGCGCTGAAGTCCTGCGAGTGCTGACGGACCATCGCGCCGGGTGTGTTGCTGCGGACGGCGACGGCGGCGGTGATGGATTCGGTCATCAGGCGGCGCTCACTTTCAGGCCAGCGGCCTTGCGGGGGGTGGCTTTCACGAACGGCGTGCCGCCGCCCTTCGACTGGCGCATGGCGATCTGCTGCCCGTCGAAGTAGCCGCGCTGCGCCGAGCCGAGGAAGTCGGCGAGCACGGCGGTGGCCCGCTGCTTCTCGTCCTTCGCGGCGTTGAACGCGTCGTTCGCGTCGAGATAGGGCACCGCGATGTCCGCAGGGACGTCCACGCGGGCGCCGTCGATGTCGGGGTGCAGTTCGCGGATCACCTCGTAGGTGGCGTCGTGCTCGTCGATCGACGGCCGCTGCTCCTGCTCGACGGTGTCGAGGAACGCACGGACCTCTCGGCGCATGAACTCCGCCTCGTCGGGAGACGAGGTCACCTGGTACTCGCGGTAGTCGTTGCCGCCGATCAGCACGGCGACGTGCGCCAGGTCGAAGCCGAACACGTCGAGGTACCAGAGCACCTGAGTGCGGTAGTAGACGGGGATCTGGTCGGTGCCGGGTTCACCCCAGCCGTCGTCGCTGCGCGCGGTCTTGGCTTCGAACAGCGCATCGGGGAGCAGGCCGTCGGGGTTGGCGATCTGCCACGGTCGGTCGGCGTGCCGCCACGTGCCGGCATCGACAGCCAGCGAAATTCCAGCGTCGGCGCGGCGGCGGTTGAACTCCTGCTGGATGACGTGTTCGAGCAGCTTGCCCCAGTACATCCCGTCGTTCTCGGTGACCGGGGTGGCGAGTCCGCGCTTGCGGTGCCACAGGCTGAAGCGTGACTCCCACGGCGACAAGCCGAGGATGGCAGCGACTTCGGAGCCTCCACTGCCGTTCGCGCGGGCGGCGTGCCATTCGGGCGTTCCGGGTGGGTAGTGGCCGACGAACTCGGCGTCGTTGATGCGGGTCATGGCGATCACGCGGCCACCGCCTCGCGCTGTTGCCGCAACGGCCACGCCTGGTCGATGCTGACGGCCGCCGCCGCGGCGTCACCTGAACCGTCGAGCGCGGCGCCGCACGCGCACAGGGCTTCGTCGTCGGCCCATGTGCGGCACGGGAAGCGGTGGCCGGCGTTGTCCCACCAGGCGTGGTTCGCGGTGTCGCGGTCGACTCCGCGCTTGTACTCCTGGTAGTGGGTGGCCCATTCGCGATGCCAGGCGCGTTGTGCCCGCCACAGGTGACGGAGGTCCCGGCGTCCGACCTTGAACTTGTGGCGCTTGGCGATGGCGTAGGCGAGGCGTCCGGCTGCGGTGGCGTCGGCTGCGGAGTTGTGGGCGTCTTCCTCGGACAGCGGCACTCCGTAGTGCTCGCATACCGCGACCAGCTTGCGCGGGCCCTTGCGGTAGCGGTCGACGCCGCGGTCGATGACGAGCGGGTCCAGTACCGGCCCGGCGAGGGCGAGTGTCCGGTTGTGGTGGCGGCGGAGTTCGCGGTCGAGGACGGTGAAGTCGTAGGAGGCGTTGAACGCCACGATCGGATAGGTCTCCCGCCACGCGGTTTCGATGTCGTTGAAGAGCAGGAGCACGACGTCGGCGACTGGGTCGCCGTGGGTGCGGGCGTGTTCGGTGGTGATGCCGTGCACGGCGGTGGCTTCTTCGGGGATGTCGATGCCAGGGTCGGCCAGGTAGTGGCGTTCGGAGACGACGTTGCCGTCGGGGTCGAGTTGGACGAGGTCTGCGGTAACGATGCGCGCGGTGTCGGGATCGGGCCCGGTGGTCTCGAGGTCGTAGGCGACGAGGTGCCGCTTGTGCCACGGGACCTCCCTCTGCGACATCTCAGTGACTTCAGTGTGGATCAAGGTCACACCTCCTGGGCAGGCCAAGGACATGCGGAACGGCGGATGAAGGTCAGGCGGAGTGCGCGTGGTGCATGGGCTCGTCGGCACCGTCGAGGTACTCGATCAGTGCGGAGCCGGGGATCTTCCGGGGATGTCCGCGTTCGAGCTGGTGGCTGCGAATTCGGCCGGAGTCGAGCAGCAGCAGCGCGGTCATGCGGGAGATGCCGAGCAGTTTGCGCAGGTCGGGTACGCCGTACTTGACCAGCGGGTCGACGACGGTCCGGTGGTCATGGATCCCGAGCTGCTCAACGGCGTGCGAGGGTGCGTCGAGGTAGGCGATCAGGGCGGCACCAGCGACGATGTAGCGGCCTTGTCCGCGGCCCTGGTCCGTGTTGCGCGCGGGCAGTTCGCCGTTGGCGATCAGGCGGCGGACGGCGTACTCGGAGACGCCGAGGGCTACGGCGGACTGCTGCACGGTGTACGCGACTTGCTCCAGCACGACCTGCCGATGGGTCTGAAGGACCTGTCGGGTGACGGCGGGGGACATCAGGCAGCGCCCAGCACGGCCTGCTCCAGCCGCGTCAGCCGCTCTTCCACGGTTCGCGGGGGGAGTCGGTCGTCGATCACCCGGTCGATCGCGGCGCGGGTCTCCGGGCTTGGCCGGCGGGCACCGAGTTCGATCGCTTGGATCATCTTGATGCTGATGCCGGACTGGTCGGCGAGGGCCTTGCGGCTGAGGTTGGCGGCGGCGCGCCGCCCGCGGAGGCTGGTCGCCCAGTCGGGCGGAGAGGCGTCGGAGGTCATGCGCCTACCGTACGCCTACAAACTCCTACAAACAAGCGCTCTGCCTTCGGTGCGCGCCTGAACAGCGTATCCCGTACCAAGGCGACACCCCTTCGTGGCGTTAGGGCAGCCTTAGTGGAACGATGCGCGCATGAGCAACGGGGAGCGCGACCTCGTGGAGCTTGGACGTCTCGTCGCCGAAGGTCAGGGGACGGAGAAGGACAAGCCCTTCGCACGGCGTGCGGGCGTCAGTCCGGAACTGGTGTGGCAGATCAAGCATGCGCGTCGTCGAGACGGGAAGGACTGGGGTGGCCCGAGCGCGCCTCACGTCCAAGCGGTCGCGAGAGCTGCGGGTATCCCGGAGGACAAGGCTCTGCGCCTCGCTGGCTACAACCCCGATCGCTACATCACGCCTGTCGATGACGGTCCACCTCTGAAGTCCGAAGCGGTCCTCGTCCAAGAGATCCGGAACCTGCCTGTGCCTGATCGCCGTGCGGTCGAGCAACTCGTCGGATCGTTGCGCGAACGCGCCACATTGGTGGACCGAGTCGACGCACTACTCCGCGAGGGCGGCTACATTGCGGCGGATGCGCCGAGGCCTGGACCGGGGTCTGGGGTCGAGGCCGAGCACGACGCCGAGGAACCGGGCAACGTGACGGGTCAGGCGGACAGCGAGTTCGGCACGCCCGCGCCCAGTAGGGCGTCGGTCAGAGAATCGGGAAGTGCCGGTCACTGAGGTTCAGCAGCGCGGTCACGTACAGGCCGCGTTCGGTCGCCGGGTCGATCGGCCCCAGCAGGGGCAGTCGGTGCATGGTGTACAGCGGCTGCCCGTCGATGATGCGGACGGTCTGCCCGAGACCGAGCAGGTGTTGGATCTGGGTGTCGTCGTGCCATTCGCCTCGTTCGATGAGGGCGTTGCGGAATCTGGCGCGGCTGCTGCAGGGGTCGGGGATGCCGTGGGCGTAGTCGTAGTCGGGGCTCGGTTGGTCGACCAGGTCGGTCATGGCGGCGGTCCCTCTCGGCGGCGTCGTCGGCGTCGTCTGCGGGTCGCGCAGGCGGAGGAAGATATTTACCTCATCAAGCGCTTCTGTGCGTGTCAGTAGGTGACTCGCCCGGTTCGTCACAATGGCGTAGCCGGTTCACTGTCCTGGCTCAACTCTGGTTCATGTGCTCTACCCCGAGTGGCGGCATCCTGTCCGGTTTCCGCCCGTTTGCCGCGTAACCTTTGCGCCGTCCGGAGCGTTAACCGCTGTAGTGCGGCCCCGTTCGTGATCGATACCGACACGTTCCGGAACCCGCCGGCCACCCGCCCGGCCCGCAGATCCGCCGCCCCGCGCGGCCATGCCCTACCCGCGCTTTACACGCAGACGCTTCGTCCACAATGGTGTCTACGCACGAGCAAGCCAGGCCTGTTTTCCCAGCCCAGGCGCACAGGCGCAGTCACTCCCACACGGGCGTGGACACGCTGTCATATACATCCTGATTCCATGTTACTTACGAAGAAGGTCCGACAAAGAGGCAGCTCAGAGCCATAGTGCTCCCGCAGTCGGGGCGTTAAGGTGGATGAAGCCATGCTTTACCCATGCTTAACCCTTGGAGGTCGCCGTGGGACGCCCACCCCTCGCACTCGGTGAGTGCGGCTCCATCCGCACCTTCGGCCACCTCGGCGGCCGATGGATCGCCAAGGCCAACCTGCCCGACGGCGCGAAGCCCGAGAAGTGGCGGGCGGTCGCGAACTACCGCGGCTACGACGGCGTCACCGCGCCGATCGAACGCCACGGCCGCACCGAGACGAAAGCCAAGTCGGCGCTCAACGCCGAAGTCCGCGACCGCGCTGGCAAGCGCTCCGCGCTGTCCGGCTACTCCAAGTTCAGCGAGTTCGCCGACGTGTGGCTCGCCGACGCCGAGGAACGCTGCGCGCCGACCACGATGGTCCACTACCGGCTGAACCTCACCAAGCACGTCCTGCCGCACCTCGGCGAACTCCGCATCAGCGAAGTGCGCGTCGCGCTGCTCGAAGAGTACTTCCGCGCGCTGCGCGCCACCCTCGCGCCGACCACCCGACGCCGGGTCCGCAGCGTCGTCAAGCAGGTCATGGACGTGCCCGTCCGGCGCGACATCATCGACCACAACCCGGTCACGGCGGTCAGCGCCATCACCGGGTCCACGGCGATGCCGCCGCGCGCCCTGTCTTCCGACGAACTGCTCGAGTTGCTCGCGCTTGTCGACGCCGACCGTGGAGCCCGCCGCGCGGACCTGCCGGACCTGCTGCGCGTCATGCTCGGCACCGGTATGCGTGTGGGTGAGGCGTGCGGGCTGCGCTGGTGCGACATCATCATGGGTCCGACGCCCGAGGACAGCCTCGTCCAGGTCACAGGCAACGCCGTGTTCGTGCCGCGGGTCGGGGTGCTCCGGCACAGCGGTAAGACGTTCGCCGCACGGCGCAACATCGGGATGCCCGCGTTCCTGCACACGCTGCTCGCGGTGCGGCGCCCGGAGGACGCGCTTGACACCGATCCGGTGTTCCCGAACAGCATGGGCGGCATGAAGAACCCGCAGACGTTCCAGAACGCTCTGGTCCGGTTCAGGCGGCGTGTCTCCCCCGAAGGCGACGAGCAGCGGTGGGAGTGGTTGGTGTCGCACGCCCTGCGTAAGACGACGGCGACGCAACTGGACGAGGGCGGGGCGACGGCGCGTGAGATCGCAGACCTGCTGGGACATGTGGACCCGTCGATGACGCAGCGCGTGTACCTCGGGCGGGGGATGCCCAGTGCCCGTGTCGGCCGGATGTTGGACGCGGCGCACCGCAAACCTGAGGTGTGATGGACGGGGGCTGAGGACCGATGAACGGACCCAGAGGTCCGGCGCGAACACCTCCTCAGCCCCCGCCCGATCATTCTGCCCGATCGGGCGACCGGCGTAAGTCTCGGCTCGGCGCCTGCCCTGTGCGACACTCGCCGACATGAAGGAAGCGGTAGCGACGGTCCCCGCAGAGGACGGCCCGACTTGCCCGGCGTCGCCCAGCGGACAACACGTGAGGTCGACCGTTCCCGGGCGCAACAGGTGCCAGTTCTGCGGGGCGGTAATGACGTGACGGCGGCGCAGCTTCCTCACGACAAGCGCGGCGAGGCTTTGTGCCGCCATCGGCAGCCCGGCCGCTGCACTTGGTGGTGCAGCTACCGGCGAGGTGTTCTCTGCATCGGTCCTGTCGTCGCCGGGCTGGTCGCGCTGGGGCTGGGTTTGTGGTTGACCGGTGACCCGGCCGCTCGCGAGCGGGTGAGCGAGGCGTTCACCGCGGTCAGCATCCTGTTGGGTATCACCGTGCCGATCGTGATCGTCGCCAACGCCAAGAGTCACAGCACGTGATACGACGTCCGGAGTAACGTCCGGAAGTGCTCAGGCGACGATGAGGGCATGCGTACCGCCTTACTCCTCGCCGCCGCCGGCCTGCTGCTCACCGCGTGTTCCAGCTCCCCGCCTGCTTCCAGTCCGGCCACGCTTGAGTCCGAGGTCATCAACATCCCGTCCACGACGTCGTCGGCCGCACCGAAGATCCTCACGTGGGGCGGCCGGGGCACGTCGACTGGCGTGGACATCCAGCTCGGCACGCCGGTGCCCGACCCGGCGAATGTGGCGGACCTGGGTAAGCGGTACGTGCTGATTCCTGTCACCGTGACGAATCGGGCACAGGGGACGGCGACCATCTCGTTCTCGGGTCGGGTGGGTCAGGTGGAGGCTCCGCCGATGGACGTCGGTGCGGAGCCGACGGCGAAGTTCTTGCCGGGCGAGTCGGGCACGTTCGATCGGCGGTTCGAGGTGCCGGAGGCGGGCGGGGAGTTGATCGTGGAGACGTACGCGAACATCGATCAGGCCCCGACGGAGAACCGGCTCACGTTCAAGGGTCCGCTGCCGTCCTGATCTCGGAACGACCGAACGCCCCCGCTTCACCGGCCCGGAGGCTGGCGAGCGGGGGCGTTGTCCTGTCGGACGGAACTACAGGCGGCGCGGGTAGTCCGTGCCCGCGGACGCACCCGCACCGGCCGGCGTGAGGTCGGCAGCCGGTGGCACCGGGGCCACGACTACCGGCCGCACCAACAGCCCGGTCAGCACGAGCTCGATGACCACCATGAACGATCCTTGCACCTCGGGCGCCAGGGACCAGCCGAAAGCGAGACCGATCGCGATGGCGGCCTTGAAGAAACCGACCAGTGCGGCGACGAGCCGCTCGCCCTTCAGTGCCCAGGCGGTGATGACGCCGAGCACGGCGGCGGCGCCAGCGTTGAGGTAGCCCTGCTGGTCGACCGTCAGCGGCAGCACGGCCGACGAGATGAGAGCGATGAGCCCGGAGGCCAGGGCGAGCCAGTAGGCGGGCTCGCGACCGAAGACACGCATCAGGCGGCCTCCGTCCCGGTGAGGCGTTCGCCGAGCTTGCGGACGATCTCGTCGGCCTGCCCGGCGTTGTCCTCGCCGAGCACGTCGCGCACGGCGTCCTCCATCGCCTCACGGTCGATCTGGCGCGCCTGCTCCAGGCGCCGCTCGACCTCGGCCCACTGCTCGTCGAGTTTCGCGTCCAGGCGGGCGAGGACGTCGGCGTCGGACAGGTCGTCCTTCTGGGCGGCGATCACCGCGGCCAGCAGCGCCTTCACTGCGCCGATGTCCGACAGGATGCTTTCCCGGATGAACCCGAGGTCCAGGTTGAGCTTGGCGGTGCGGGTCGCTCCGGACACCACGACCTTGTGCAGGTCGAGGAGCCATTGCTCTTGGGGGCCTGTGAGCACGTCGTCCTCCTGCGGGGAAGTGCGCCATCCGCCGCCGGCGGCGACGTACGGGATGATGTCGTTGCGGATCTGGGCGTTGCGGGCAGTGCCGGGGCATCCGCGCGGGCCGCCCGCCCAGGGGTAGGGGAACCAGTTGTGGCCGCCGATGCCGCCGCCGTTCCAGGTCTGTGCCGCGGCGCGCTTGATGCCGTGCGTCTCGCACACCCAGGCGGCCAGGCGCTTGGCGGCGGCGAGTTGTGCCGTGCTCCAGGCCATCGAGTCGGGGGTGTTGCCGCCGTCCCAGGTCTCGACGCTGATCGCGAAGTTGTTGGCGTCCATGTTGGCGTCGGCCCTGGCCGACGTGTCCATGAACTGGTAGATGGTGCCGAACTGGCCGATGTAGAAGTGGGACTCCAGCTCCACACCGGGTGTGGTCCAGTAGCCGAGCAGCGACTCTGCCGAACTGACCGCGCGGTGGTAGATCAGCGTGGTGGGCGTGATCCGGCCCTGCGAGTACGACTCGGGGATGATCTGCTGCACGGCGAACGGGCAGATGGCCATGTCAGGTCTCCGTTCCGCTGTCGGACAGGCGCGCGGCCGTCGCTTCGATCTCCGTGCCGTACGCGGCCGACGGCGCCCATCGGGTGCCGAGGTCGGCGAAGTGCACGCAGCGGTGCTTGCCGACCACCAGCCAGTACCTCGGGTCTACGACCGTGCCCCCGACGGGGCAGTTCGCGTAGGCCCTCAGGTGCTGGATGTGGGCGATCGCGCCGACCTCCCACGATGGGAAGATCTGGTGCGCGAAAGGCTGGTCGCCGGAGGCGATCGGGTCGAACCCGAGGTTGCGGATCTTGAGGCCGCAGGTGTTGTAGAACTGCGGCTTCACCTTGCCGGTGAACCGTCCGCCGCCGGTCTCCTTGTAGGACTGGGCGACCGCTCCGACAGGGTCCACCGCGTAGTGCAGTGCGGCCTGCCAGACCGCCGGCAGGATGTCGTTCAGGAACAGGTCGTTCGCGCCCAAGCGGGAGAGGTTGGCGCGGACAGTCGGATGTTCTGCTGAGGGTGGTCCGATGATGCGCATGGTGGCCTCACGTTCTGTCGTCGGATCGGGGTGTGAGGTCGCCAACGACCCAGACACAGCCCTCACGGATCTCGGTACGCACCCGCACCGCCACGCCAGTCAGGCCGGCCCGCGCGACGGCGTCCTCAATGCGTGCCCGCACCCGCCGTATCGCCTCGTCGACCTCGTCCTGGTCCACGTCCTCCGGCAGCGGAGACGTCTCCACCAGTCACCCGCACACGTCACGAGGCGGCTCCGGCAGCGGATGGTCCGCCTGCTTCTGCCGCGACTCAGCCCGCGTGTCCAGGTACTCGCGCAACGCCGTCCTGAACCGCTCCCGGTTCTCCGGCGTCGGGATTTCGTTGGCCAGCCTGCCGACCTCGGTCATCAGGCCGTCCAACGCCAGTTGCCACTCGGTGTTCGCGTTGGCCCGCGACTCGAACGCGTCCGCGAACCCGTCGCTGTAGGCCCGCACACAGTCCGCGACCCGGCGGGTAGCCGAGTCTTGGTAGAGGCTCGACGCGGCAGTGAACAACCCCAACAGCACCAGCACGGCACCGACTACCTGCTCCGACCGCGGACGCTTCCGTCGCCGCACCGGCACTGGCGCTTCTCCTTCGGTCACCACGTCCGCGATCACCTCCACGTCGTCGGCCAGCCGATCCACCGTGCGGGTCACCCGGCCGACTGAGAACCCGACCACCAGCCCGGCCGCGGCCCACAGTGCCGAGTGCAGGGCGTACTCGAACGTCGGGTTCACGAGTCATCACCCCGGGATGGGTCGGCGGCCGGGGGCGGTGTGTCCTCGGCGGGTTCCTGTGGCGGTTCGTCCCCGGATGTGCGCAGCAGGCGCCGCCGCGCGGCGGCGAATGTCTCCCGCTTCGGCGTGAGACCGAACACCGCACCGACGATGATCGCGAAGATCGCGTTGATGGTCGCGTCGTGCCGGTCCGGGTAGAGCGCTCCGACGACGACGTTCGCGGCCCACACGGTCGAGACGAGGATCGTGATCCCGATCGCCAACGGTCTGGACAGCACCTGCACCCCCAAGGGTCAGTGGTGGACGTGGAGACCACCGACCTGCCCGATCAGGCGGTGAAGAAGGCATCTGCGGCTCAGGCCGCCGCGGCTGGTGGCGCGCCGGCCACCGCGTCGAACACCGAGTTGACGGTGAACTGCAGGTCACTGTCCGACGAATCGGTGGTGATCACCGGATTCGCGGCGACGGCGTGCGCGAACCGCTCCTCGTGGTCGTCCAAGTCCGCGAAGATGTTCGTCGCCAGGGAACGGCGCAGATTCGACCGTTCCGGCTGGTTCGGGTTCGCCTGCTCGGCGGCCACCTGTACCGCGGCGACCACCATCGCCGCCCGCACCCGGCGCCGGAACGCCGGGTCTGTCGCGAGGTCTGCGATGTCGACCAAAACGCCTGCCATGTCTCCCCGATCTATGCGATCTTGCCTGTGACGAGCCAGTAGTCGCCGCTGCAGTCGATGGCGACGGTGTCCCCCGCGGTGGGGGTGTAGGTGGACAGCCGGCGTAGCGCCATCGACGTGCCCTCGACGGTCACCTGCACCCGGCCACCGGTCGCGGCACCGGTGACGAAGCCGGAGCGGCGGGTGCGCTGGTCCAGCCAGCGGGCCAGGACCATCAGGAACGCGCGCGCGAACCGGTTCACGAGGCCTCCTCACTGTTCGGGGGGCAGGTCCACCGACCTGGTGCCGATCTGCTGCGTCCCCTCCGGGCCCAGCGGGATCGGAACCCGATCGAGGATGATCAGCCGGGTGGTGTCCTCGTCGACGGCCATCCACACGTCACCCGGATCCGCCGCCGGGTTCACCAGGCCGGTGTAGGACACCTGCACCGCGGTGCCCTTCGACCGGGCCAGCAACGCCTGACCGGCGGTGGTGCACATGCCGGTGGTGGTGAGCGTGTCGCTGGAGTAACGGCGGGACTTGCGGCCGAACGGACCGCCCCACCGGGTGGGCGACAGCGGATCGTCATCGGTGACCGTGGCCGTCACTCCGTCGCGGCCCACCACCACCCACCGGTTGTAGACCAAGGCGCTGTCGAGCACGTCGTCCGCGGTCAGGATGTTCGCCGTCGGGCCTGTGCGGACCTGCCACACCCACGACGACGACAGCACCGGCTGCGCTCGGATCACCCCGGCGCCGAGCCGGTCGAAGAACACCTCGGCCCCGATGGACAGCGCGAGCGTCTCCACGCCCTCCCACCGCTCCCGCGGCAGCTCGATCTGCGCGGCGACCTGGGCCGACCCTGTCTGGTCAACCACCGCCACCCCCGTACCGAGCGTCTCCTGGATCAGGCGGCGGATCTCGACCGTGGTCAGCGCCCCGGACACCGTCTGCACCGGCGCGTCAAACCGGTCGTCGGCCACGGGCTTGGACCGGTCGACCAGTTGCACCGTCGTGTCGTCGGTGACCGGCCGCTGCCGCGCGACGCGCGACATCCGGTACCGGCCGCACGGCACCCACTCGAAGTCCCCCGAGCGCAGGCCGATGCCGTACTCGACCAGCACCTCGCTACCCCACGGCGTGAGCAGGTCCGTCGGGGACTTGGGCCAGTAGGAAGGGTCGGCCTGCAGGGTGCCAGTCCAGCGCACCGCGCTGGTGGCGTCGCCGACGACCTCCCCGTCCGAGATCGGCAGCTCCAGCACGCCGAGGCTGGGCGAGTAGATCGTGGCGCGCGCGGACATGGCGTGCGACTCGTCCAACGCCAACCGGGCCGCCGAGCTGATCGGCCACATCACGACACCAGCGCGGACGGCGCATCCACCGGGTCGAACTCGGCGCTGATCGCCCACGCGTCCTGCCAGGCCTTGCGGCCCTCCGGGTCCTCGGTCAGGTCCCCGAGCGACACCCAGTCCACGTCTCCGAAGTTGAACTCTGCGGGGGTGCGCAGCAGCACAGGTTGTCCGTCGGCGAACACGGCGAGCAGCCACTCCCGCTCCGCCGCCGAGATCGCGTTGAACACCAGCGTGCCGCGCGGCGCCTGCCGCCGAGCCTCCGTGACCACCACTACCCTCGTCCGCCCGAGCGCTTGGTGTCGGCCGCGGCGGATCGGACGTACCAACGCCGGTTTCACGCGCAGGTCCGCCATCGCCGGATGTCCCGGCGTGCTGGGGTGTGTCAGCCATGTCCGGCCCAGCGATTCCAGTACCACCGGCTCTGCGGTCATCCTGCCCCCGACCGCGGCCGGGTTGGTGAGGATGTAGGTGACCCGCTGGTCCAGCGGGCACTCGCCGTCCACGACCTCGACCACGTCCGCGAGCAGGCTGGTGGACAGCTCGGGCGTCCCGATCCACTGGCCGCCGAGCATGTCGCCGTCCACGTAGGAGCCGTCGCTGTCCGCGGTCGGCTCGATCAGCACGCGGGTCAGATCCATGGTCGCCCCGGCGGGCAGGCCGGTGGCTGTCACCCGCAGCCCGGTCAACGTCGTCGCGGCGGTCGGCGGGACCAGCGCCAGACTCTGTCGTGCCCACTGCTGGACGCTCTGCACCACCGACGACGCTGAGGCCACCGCTGTTGTCGAGGCGGTCGCCACACCCACGGCATCCGCCCACGTGGCGATGACACCCCATGCCGACGGGGTAGCCGACAACTGCAGGTCTAGGGCGACGGTCAGGGTGGTCGCGCCCGGCACCGAGCGGGGAATGTTCACCTCGCACGTCCCGGCGGATGCGATCAACGCGCGCAACGCCCACGTGTCGGTGCCGGTGGAGATCCGCGACAGCGTCGGTGAACCGGTGCCTGCGGTGTAGCCGGTGGTCGCGCCGTCGAGTTTGGGGTTGGTGGACAGGTTCCGCCGGGTCGCGCCCGGTAGGGCGGGGTAGCTGCCGCGGACCGGGGTGATCGTGCCGTCGTCGGTCTGTCGCATGACCTGCAGCCCGACCGCGTCCGGCCACCACACCAGCAGCCGGCACACGCCGAGTTCCGGTTCCGTCACCACGACGATGCCACCGCCGGGGTAGAGGGCGACGTTGCCACCACCGCCCCACACCAGCACCGACCACGGTTCAACTCCACGCTCGAGGGTGTAGGTGTAGGTGCGGGTGCCGCCGTCCACCGGCGGAGGAATCTGTTGGCCAGGGCCAGGCGGGGGTGTGGTGCCGCCGCCCCACGCGGTCGCCCCGTAGGCGTCGAGAGACCACGTCATGTCAGGACCCGGTATCCCACAGTTCCAGGCGGCGCCCGTTGCCTGCCAGGGTGACGTTGTTGGCGGACTGCGCGGTGAGGCCGACGGTGTAGGTGCCGGTGGTGGGGACCGTGAACTGGCCGTCGATGCTCAGGGGTCGAGAGTTGGTGGAGCCGTCGATGGTGTTGTCCCAGAATGCGGTGCCGCTGGCCGTGGTGAGCGTGCCACCCGACTGGTATCGCATCCGCAGCGTCGGGAACGCGGGCGGGGCGGCGGCCAGCGAGTAGGTGCCATGCCACCGCAGCGAGTAGGTGACGTTCTGAGCGAAGACCCGGGTGATGGTCTCCAACACCGTTTCGGTGGAGCCCACGACATCGCTCACCCGGGTCGCCGTGTTCAGCAGCCGCGAGATGCCTTTCCATCCGCTGCCCGTGAACTCGACCAGGCGGCTGGCTTCGTCGGCCACCAGCGCCCGCATGCCGTAGTGCGCGTCAGTGGGCAAACCCGCCCGCGTGTAGTAGCCAACGGTGTCACGGGTCGTCGGCGTGCAACGGAACGCGCTGCTGCTGCCCCACGCCACCGCCGTGGTGCCCTCACGGCCACGCACGACGGTGATGTTCGACGAGGACGCGGCGTGCCCGGTGACCCACACGACCTCTCGGACACCGAGCGTGTCGTTGGACAGCACTAACGGCATGTACACGGCGGTGGTGTAATCGGTCGGCAGCGCCGCGAACGTCGGAGACGTCAGCGTGACGTCACTGATCGTGGCCTCCGCGCTGAGCTGGCCGAAGAAGTAGTCCCGCGGCCTGCGGATCTCGTACACCATGGGCAGGGTCTCCTAGATCCGTGTGCCGCGCAGTAGCGCGTCGGCCGAGTCCTGGTCGTAACGCTCGATGCGGCCGTCCACGTAGGCGGTCAGACCGTCGCCGCTGATCGCCAACTCGCCGGTGATCCGGCCACCGCCGCCGCCGGACGAGGCGAGGGTGTTCCACTGCTGGTCGGTCAACACGGGTTCGGGGCGTCCGGTGCCGTTATAGACGGTCGAGTAGCCGGGAGGGATCAGGCCGCCCTGGTCGAACGCCCAGTGCACGTGATCGTGGTGATCAGCCTGCGTGGGGCCGTCGTAGGTGAACGGGCGGCCGTTGAGGATGTTCGCGCCCGGCGTGTAGATCAACTGGGTGCTATTGGGGTAGACCTTCGCGATCCACGAGTTGATCGCACCCATCGGTCCGCCGATGTCGATCGCCCGACCCTTGCCGTGGTAACCCGGGTCACCCGGACGGAACGCGCTGTTCAGCGTGGCCGACGGGAACTGGGCGCGGACGATGTTCCACATCTGCTGCCAGCCCATCGGGCTGCCCCCGGCCGCGCCCGCCGCCGCCGCGGCCTCGTCGTTGGAGAACCCGAAGAAGCCCTTGATCCTGCCCCACAGCCAGCCCGAGCCGCTGTCGATCAGTTTCCCCGGCGCCCGCGCGACGAGGTCTGCCCACCCGGTCGACCCGATCTTCGTCTTGATGAACGCGACCGGGTCCTTCCACAGGTTGACGATGTCGTCGCCGATGCCGGACACCCAGTTCAGGAGGTTCCCGACGATGCCGCCGTCGGCGAACCGCTGCACCACCCCGCCCTGCGAGAACCCCGCAGGTCCGCCGGTGCCGACACCGCCGTCCGAGCGGCCACCGGAGAAGTAGCGGTTCGCCCAACCCACGAACCCGGCGCCCAGACCGCGTACCGCCTCCGGGACCAGCCAACCCTCGCCGGGCGAGGCGAGCACCGGGACGCTGTCGACGCCGGGCGCATAGCCGGGCAGCACACCGCCGTGCGCCATGTGCCGCATCGGACCGCCACCGCCAGCTGCGGTGCCACCGAAGTTGATAGGAGCGAGTTCACCCAACCCGACCAGCCCGGCGACCTTGTTCCACACCGCGCGGATGCCGTTGTTGTAGACGACGTCGATGACCCACTTGATCGGCGTGGACAGGATGTCGTACACCCGATCCCACGCCGACTTGATCATGTTGACGGCGACCTCGAACGCGGTGCCCACCGTCGACACCGCCGACTTGACGGCGTCGAACACCGGGCGGATCAGGTTCTCCCACACCCACGAGATCGCCGCGCCGAGCGCATCCCACGCTGGTTTGATCAGGTTGTTCCACGCCCACACGAACGCGTTCCCGACCGCGGTGACCGCCACCCCGATCGCCTCGCCGACCGGCTGGATCACGCTGACCCACAGCCACTCGAAGATCAGTCCCCAGCCCTTGACCGCCGCGACGATGAAGTCCACCACCGGCGAGAGCACGTTGCTCCACAGCCACGAGAACGCGGTCCCGATCGCCGACAGCGCCGGGGAGATCGCGTTCGTCCACAGCCACGAGAAGATCGCGCCCCACGCCTGGACGTAGGCGATGACGTACCCGATCACGGGCGACAGCACGTTGTTCCACAACCACGAAGCGGCTGCCCCGATCGCCTCGAACACGTACTTCAGCACGTTCTCCCACAGCCACATGCCGATCGCGGCCAGCAGCTTGAACGCCACCACCGCGGGCGTCACGAAAACGGTGATCAGGATCGCCGCGGCGATCCGGGCCGCCAGCCAGATCCCCTCGAACACCGGCTTGAGGATCGTGTTCCACAGCCACGACGCCGCCGTGCCGATCGCCCGCCACGCGGTCACAGCCACGTCGGCCAGCCACACCGCCGCGTCGCCGACCCAGCGGACCGCGGCGGCGATGCCCTCGAACGCGGGCTTCAGCGCGTTCTCCCAGACCCACACCGCAGCCTGCTTGATCGACTCCCACAGGCCGATCCAGAAGTTCCGAAACCCCTCGGAGTTGTTCCACAGGTAGATGAACGCCCCGACCAGTGCCGCGACCGCGATCACGATGAGCGCGATCGGGTTGAGCGACATCGCCACGTTCAGTGCGAGCTGCCCGGCGACCCACGCCTGGTACAGGCGGACGATCGTGGCGATGATGGCGTAGCCCTTCAACGCCACAGCTCCGGCCAGGAACCCGGCGGCCACCACCGGCAGCGCCGGTCCGAGCCACGTCAGCAGATCCACCAACGGCGGCAGGATCCCCGCAGCCAGATAGGCGAGATCCGTAATCAACGGTGCGACCGCCACCGCCGCCGCCGAGAACGCCATCGCGACCCCCGGCAGCTGCGGCCCGATCGCGACGATCCCCGCGAACAGTGCGCCGGCCACCGCCTGCAGACCGGGCAGCAGCGCCTTGACCACCTGGTTCAGCGTGGAGAACAACACCGACAAGGCCTCGGTGCCCGCAGTCGACTGCAGCAGCGCCCGGATCTCCCCCGTGACCAGGATCAGCGTGCCCAGAATCCCGCCGCCCTCAGCCTGCGCCGCACCGAAAACCGTGTTGATGATCCCGCCGACCTGCGAGAACAGGACACCGAAGTCCTGGAGCGTGTCCAGGCCCGCACGGATCCACGCCTCGAGTTGACCGGTCGCGCGGGCCTGCGCGATGAACGCCGCGAACCCCTGCGTCGTGGTGTCGAACCCCATGGTCAGGTCGGCCAGCACCATCGCGCCGACCGCGGCGATGTCCCGCAACGCCGATAGCAGCGGCTGCGTCCCCGCCGTCAAATGCCCGACCGCCACGGTCGACCGGTCGAAGATGAACGGCAGGTCAGCGACGGTCTGCTGCTGCTTGAGGAACCCGACCACTCCGGCGGCAGCGACGTTCCAGGCCCCGGCCATCTCCACCAGGCCCTTGTGCGCGGCCGGCAGATAGTCCCCAGACAGGGCCCGCACCTCGCGTGCCACCCCCGCGAACAGGCGGGACTGCACATCCAGACGCAGCCGGTCCAACGCGGGCTGCATCCGCACGTACTCGTCCACCAGCGCCCGCGCGGGCGGGGCGAGCTTCGCGGTCGCCTCGGCCAGCTTCTTCGCGTCACCCTCGGCAGCAGCCTTGAACGCATCCCCCAAGCCGGACACGCCGACCTTGAGCGCAGCCACCGCCGTGCCGCCCGCGACCAGCACACCGGGCAGCAACAGCGCGGCGCCCGAAGCGGAACCCAGCGCGCCGGCCAGACCGGCGACGGCCGGTACCGCCGACCCGATCGCCGCTGTGGCCGACGCCGCCCGGTACGCCGAGCCGGAGAACGCCAACGCGTTCTGGCGGGCACCGCGGAACGACTTGGACAGGGCGTCGATGCCCTCGCCCTGCTGCCACAGCCGGGCCAGCATCGCCGACCCTTGCTTGGCCGACTTCTCCAAGTCGTCCACGGCGGCCTTGTGGCGGCGCTGCGCGGACTCCAGAGTCTTCGCGGTCTTTGCCGCTTCGACCTGGGCCTGCCCCGAAGTGCGGGTGGCCTTGGCCAGGTTCTCCTCCGCCGCGGCCAGCTGCGCTGCGGTGGCCTTGCCCTTGGTGCGCAGGTCCTGCAGTCGCTGTTCGGCGACCCGCACGCGGCCGGCCGCGTCGGCTTCCTTGTCGCGGGCCTTGGTCAGCTTGTCGGTCAACGCCTGAATGTCGCCCTCGGCCTTGTCCGCGGCCTGCTTGTCGACCTGGGGCACGATCCTCGCGACGGCCTTGACGTCGATCGCCTTCAGCTCGGTCGCGGTGACCTTCTGGAACCCGCGCAGCGACGGCAGGACCTGCACATAAGCGGCACCGGCGAGGTAACGGGCAGCCACGGAGGCGTCACCTCCCCGGCAGCACGCGACTCACGATGTCCAGATGGGTGTGGTAGTCCGCGCGGCGGGACACACGCTGTGCCGCGGTCATCGGCCGCGGCGACGGTTTGGGCCGGATTGGGTTCTTGCCCTTTGGGCGTTGCGAGTTGGCGATGGCCGCCTCGACGCGGGCGATCCCGTCGCGCAGTTCGGCGCGCAGTTCCTCGAGCGGATCCCACTCACGTAGCCGCAGCCGCCCGCCCCGACCACTGTCGCCCCGGGCGGCGTGGGCGAGTTCAGCGAGCTCGTCGTCGTCGGCCAGGCCGAGCTTGTAGTTCGACCACTTCGGCAGCCGGTCGATCAGCCGGTACAGCTTCCCCCACGGGTAGACCCCCCGGAAGAAGTCCAAGAGGTCCAGCCCGAGGTGGTCGTGCAGGTCGTACTCGATGGCCTCGCCGGCGCGTTCTAGGAGCGCCGCGAGGCCCGAGAACCCCCCGGCGGCGCCTGCTCCGGGGTGATGCCGAAGTGACGCATCATGTCCTGCACCAGTGCCGACATCGCCCCGGCCGGCGCCGGTCCGAGAAGCTCGAGTACTTGGTCGGCGTGCTTGCCGCACAGCAGTTCGATGTTGGTCCGGGAGGAGCCGGACTCTTCGACCTCCAGCATGGTGTCGCCGTCGGGGCATTCGATCTCGATCGTCATCGGCACGCCGTCGAGGTGCTCGTCGCCGTCGATCTCGAGCACGAACGGCGGTTTCGTCGCCTCGCGCACGTAGTTGCTGAACTTGTGCGTCTTGCCCACGGTGTTCCTCCGGGTGTGTGGGTAGGTGGATCAGGTCAGGTGTTCGACGACGCGCCCGTCGAACCGGCCGCCTTGCCGCCGGTCTTCGGCGCCGCCTTCGTGGTGCTGCCGACGTCCGGGGTCGACGGCGCGCCCGTGCCCTCCGCCGACCGGTCCGCCGTGTCCGCCGCGGCCTGGACTGCGGCCTCCGGGTCGCTGTCGCCCTTGAGGCGGTAGCCCTTGCCGTAGACGAGGTTGTTGACCGCCTCCGGGCTGCGGACGGTCACCTCGCCGCCGTGCGGGTCGACCAGCACCACACCGTCCTCGGCGTCGTGCTGCTGCGTTTCGCTGGTGGTGTCGTCGGCCACGAGGCCCTCCACGGTTCGAGAACGGTCCGGGTGAGGACATGCCGGGCGGGGTGGCGCGCGACACCCGGTGCGCGCGCCACCCCACGTCTCAGACCAGCGCCGGGAATCCCATCGCGACCAGCAGCGACCGCCACCCCGGCCCGCCGAAGAAGTGCCGCACGCTGTAGCCCGCCGTCGAGTCGACCGCCGCCGACATCGTCATCTGGTAGGCGACCGGATCGTCCCCGTCGGTCCACACCTGGTCCCCGCGTTCGGTCACCGACGCCCGCGGCAGCAACCGGCCCACGTAGATGGCGTCCGTACCTGCCCCGTCCACGAAGATGCCGTAGGCGCGGTAGTACTTCGTCGACGGCCGGGTCGGCTGGGAGAACGCGATCTCACCGGTGATCGCGGTCGGCGTCACCCCGGACAGGTCGACGTCGTAGTACATCTGCAGGGTCTGCAGCTTGGTTTCCTGGGCGGTGAACTGCAGCCCGTTCACGTCGCTGTTGATGTCGCGGCGGGTGGGGTCGAACGCGCCCCACGACGTCACCTCCGACACCTCGGTGCTGCGGGACCAGGTGGCGCCGTCGTCCTTGGACACCCAGCCGATGTCGTCGTACCCGGCGGGCAGCGCCGCCAGGTCGGCGCCCGCGCCGGTGGTGAGGGTCGCGGGCAGCGTGCTGGTCATCGGCGCGAAAAACAGGCTGCCGGCCAGCGCCTTGCGGATCAGTTCGACCTGCTTGTTCGCCAGGTCCTCGTATGCGGGCATCCCGCGGCCTCCCTATCGGGTTCGGGGCGTGGTGAGACGGCCCCGTGAACAGCGGGGCTGAAAAGACTCGGATGAGGTGCTACTGGGGGCGCGGCCTGCGCCACGCGAACCGGAACGTGCCGACCTTGCGCCGCAGGTCCGGGTTGTCGTACGGGACCCGCACCGGCGAGCTCGCCGTCTCCGCCTTGTCGATCAGCACACCGGTCGGATAGTCCTCGGTGACGACCTTCGTGTTCGGTGCCGCCAGGATCGTCACCAGGCAGTCCCGGGCGAGCTTGCGTGCCGTGTCGTAGGTGGTCGCGAAGCAGGCGACCTCGACGAGCGGCCGGTCGGTGATGCCGTCGTCCTCACCGCCCACCCGGGCGACCTGGATGACCGGTGTCTCGTCCTCCAGGTCGGCGTCGGTGGAGGTGGTGGTCGGTGCGCGTTGGGCGAGCAGCGCCATCACCACGTCCTCGGCGTCCGGGAACGGCGGCAGCTCGGCCGCCATCAGCCCGCCTCGATGATCGGGATGGAGGACCGCAGGGCGTGGTCACCGCCGCGTTTGTTACGACCGAACTCGGCCGGTGCGGAGTGGTCGGAGTCCGCGATGATGTTCGCGCCGACCCTGTCCTTGCGCAGCCCGGCGTTGCGGATGCGTTCGACGTGGATCGAGTCGGCGTGTGCCCCGGTGAGCCTGCTCGCCCGGCCGCGTGCGTGCGCCGCGCCCAACTCAGCACGTTCGGCCACGAGGTCGGCGAGCTCGTCGGACTGCAGCAGAGGACGCAGGCCGACGCTGTTGGGCCGATAGTCGGTGATGCGTGCCATCAGCCCTCCACGTTCTTCAGCACGATCTCGACGCCGGGTGTCCACCCGGTGTACGGCGACGTCCACGAGCCGGGTTCGCCGTCGACGTGGTAGCGGGTGCCGTCTGGCAGCACGACCTCGTCGGTGGCCTTGATGTCCGCGCCGAACGGTGCGAGCAGCACGAGCCCTTCGGTGATGGTTTCGCGGGCGGCCAGTTGCTCACGTGCGGCGTTGCCGGATCCCCGCGGGTACACCGCGCAGCCCGACACCAGATGCTCGCTGCCCGCGCCAGTCCGGTCGCCCCAACGGTCCTTCACAGCGGGCCGCTTCACGACGACAGTGACGGTATGGGTGAACCCGCTGGTCACCAGTGGTCCTCGGGTTCGGGCCCGTTGGACCGGATCACAGGTTCGGGATGGCGGGGCGACCCGGCCAGGTACGGCAGGGCGTCGTCGACCATCTCCACCGACACGGGCCCGGACCGCAGACCGAGTCGCCGCCGGTCATCGCGGGTCAAGTACAGCTTCCCGGACGCCACCGCCTGGTCGACCTGGACCGAGAACGGCCCGGCGGACTGCTGCGCCACCCCCGCAGGGTTGCGCAACACCCGCAGGACCATGTCGCACACCACCAGCCGCACCAGCGCTGCTGTGGTGTGTCCGGCGGCTATGTGCGCGGCCACGTCCCGACCGCGCACATAGCTCGCCACGATCTCTTCGGCGTTGTCGAGCTTCTGCTGCAGCTTGTCGTCCTGGTCCTCGGCGAGAGTTCCTTCGAACTCCAGCCGCAGGTCCTCGAGGGAGGCGTACACCGACACGATCGACCTCCCTGAACGTCAAGCCGCGGTCAGGACAGGGGCTTCCACTTCGACCGCACCGAGTCCGCCGCGCCGGACGGGGGCGTGTCCTGCGCCTTCGCGGTGCTGCCGGTCACCCCGGCGACGGTGTAGTCGTCCCGGTTCTTCTCCGGGTGCGCCTCGCCGACATAGCCGTACTCGGGGCCGTCCGCCGGGGCCACCACGTTCGCGGCGGCGTCCGTCTGCAACGGCTTGGCCTGCTCGTCCGTCGCCTGGTCGGTGTCGGTGGTCTTACGCTGGGTTGCCATCAGGTCAGTTCCTCTCAGCTCGACGCGGTGCGGGACACCGTGACCCGCACCAACCCGCCAGGGTCGGCGATACCGGTGCCCACGGCCACGGACCGCCACTGCAGGACGTCGCCCTCGGCGATCACCAGGTCGGCGGCGGTGGCCGACAGCGGGATGGTCTTCTGGTCGTTGGCCGTGGCGTTGACCCCGGACGCGAAGTTCAGCGTCGCGATCACCGTCGTGCCGGACCCGGCCTGTCCCTTGTTGACCAGGGACACGGTGCGGTTGTTGGTGGCCGCGCCGGTGATCGCCGCCTCCGGGATGTACTCCACGGCGGTCACGGTCCCGGCGAACGGCGCCTGGGTGAGGACGGAGTCGTCGGAGTTCCCCGCGGTGCTCACGGCGGGTACGTCGGCCTCGATCGGCCGGATGAAGGGTGCGCTCATCGCTGCGTCTCCTCGGCTCAGAAGATCATCGCGGCGGCCGGGTACCGGGTCGCGTCGTTGGGGTTGTCGTCGTTCAGGGTGTTCGCGACCTGCCAGCCGACCCGGAACTTCACGCGCATGGCGACCATGTCCTGCTGGGCCAGGTTGAACACGATCGCGCCGGTGTTGTCCTGGATGACGGCCTGGTCGAGCATCTTGAAGCTGATGTCCTGCCGGACACCGACCTTGAACTCGTTGGCGAAGTCCCCGGCGAACAGTCGCACGTTGGTGCCCGCGCCGCCACTGGTCGACCAGGCGCCGCGCATCGGGTAGGCGACCGGCGCCCCGTCGATGGTGGACAGGTCGCCGGACACGCGGCCGACGTCGAGCTTGCGGCCCTGCGTGTCCCGCGCCGCACGCAGTCGGCGCCGCGCGCCGCGGGAGGCGACGAAGCCGGTGACGTCGAAGCCGTCCTCTTCGACCGCGCCGATGAGGTTGTCCAGGTCGCCCATGTAGCCGCCGGCGGCGGCCGTCGCGGTGCCCTCGGTGACGGTGTTCCCGGCCGCGATCGCTGCGGCGAGGACGTTGGTCGGGAAGCTCGCGGGCGCGTTCGTGCCGAAGAACACCGCGGTGTCCAGGGCCTTGTGGAACGCCTCGACGATGTACGGCTCCGAGGTGTCCCAGATGTCCATCTCCATGTCGGCAACCACGTTCTCCGGGACCGGCATGATGATCGCCAGCTCCTCGATGGTCATGAACTTGTTCGCCCATGCCATCTCGGTGGTCTGCTTCAGGCCGGTGTCGCCGGTGACCCACTGCGCAACGGGCAGCGCCGACAGGATCGGGAACCGCACCTGGTTCCGGGACACCGGCACCCGACCGAACAGGTCGAGCACGGCGGAGCCCTGCGTGTCCTTACCGAGCATCTCCCGCGAGACCTCTTCGGGGATCGTCGACTCGACGTCCGCCCGAGTGGTGATGTTGTTGTACGGCACGGTCTACCTCCAGATTCTGCGCACAGCGGTCCGGCCGTGCCGCTGGCTGATCAGCCGATCCCGACGGAACGTCGGATCAGCGCGTTCATGTCGCTCGGCTGCTTGCCGCCGGACTTGCCCTGGTCGGGATCCGGGGTGGGGCGACCCGCGGCCTTGCGCAGCGCACCGACGATGCGGCCGATGGCCTTGTCGTCCGGCTCGCCGTCCTTGAGCAGTCGCTTCGGGTCGAGCTCGTCGAGCAGTTCCTGCACGTCGTCGGCCTTGATGCCCGACTCCGCGAGGCCACTGCGCACCCGTGTCAGCGCGAGCTGACCGGCGCGCTTGACGTCCCGCTCGTCGCGCTCCGCCAGTGACCGCTGCATCTCCTCGACCTGCTGTTGCAGCGTCGTGGCCTGGTTGGCGGCACCCTTATTCTCCCGGGCGCGCTGCTCCCACGTGCGGGCGTGCCCGAGCCGTTCCTTGACCTTCTGCGGCGACAGGCCGACTTCCTTCGCGAACGCCTTCCAGTCGTCGGCATCCCAGTCGTCCGTGGCGGTCGTGTTCGCGGTTCCCGTTCCGGTCCCCGCGGTGTCCGTCGATCCGGCCGACTTCGCCGCCTCGTTGCCCTGCTGGCCGCCGTCTGCGGGCGCGCCAGTACCAGCCTCAGTGCTCATGTGTGCTCCCGTTTCGGGATGAACCCGCGCCCGTTCCGGGCACGGAAACCTCAGGAAGGCAGATCCGCCTTCGACGTGAACCGGTCACGCGGCCGCACCAACAGGACACCCAGCTCGCCGTGCTCCGCCGACATCGACACCATCAGGTCCCGATAGTCCGGAGCCCGGCCGCCACGGTCCTCCTTGCCGGTCAGGTCCTTCACCGCCGCGTGCACCTGCTCCAGCAGGCCTGGGGCGATCACCTGGCCAGGGTCGCGGCCGAACACCGCCAGCACGTAGCAGTCACAGCCCGGATGGATCGGGTTGAGCTCACCGATCGTGTAGCGCTGCGTCGACGCGATCACGCACAACCCGCAGTTCTCCAAGCCGGACAGCATCCGGCGCCAGAACCGCGGGCGTGCCGACTCCGGCAGGCCTTGCAGCGCCGCGCGGGTGGCGTGCGCGTAGGTCTGCTGCAGGTCCATCTCGGCAACCTCTTCGAGCCGCACCCGGCCCAACTCGACCGCCGCGGTCAACGGCCTGCCCTTGGACAGCGCGTTGTAGACCGTCGCGAACGGGCGCTGATACACGGCGTCCGCGTCGATGTCGCGCCGCAGATTCACTGCCTCGCCGTCCGGCACACCGGGCGCCGCGAACACGGTCCCTAGCGCCTCACCGGCCTGCGCGGCGACGAACGCCGCCGTCAATGCCGCCAACCCGCGCTGGCTGCCCTCGACCAGCGGCACCGCCTGCTTCACGAACCGCGCCGCGTCGGCGTCCCGCCACGACCCCAACCCCAAGAACAAGCGGGCCAGCGTCGTGACCAGCCGCATCGACAAGCTGCGGCGCAGCACCGCGAACTGCTCCGGCGTCACACCGACTCACCCGGCGCCTGAAACACCGGCACCCGGGTCGCCGCCGGCTGCTGCCCGATCGGCGCCGCCAAGCCCGCCAACGCCGCCTGGGTCGCCATCTCCGACCGCAACGCCTGCACCCGCTGCGGCGACCAGCCGACCTCCTCCACCGCCATCGGCAGCGGAATCCCGGCGTCCTTCATCTTCGACAGGTAGTCGCCGATCTGGGAGGGCACGAAGTTCTCCGGCCGCGCCCACACGATCTCGCTGTCGGACAGGTCCCGCGGGCCACCGTCCGGCGCTTCGAGCTCGGCGGCGTCCGCCATCAACTGCAGGACCTCCTCGAGGTCCTCGCCCCACAGCGTGCTGTTCTGCCTGACCTGCGCGTTGTGCCCGGCGTCCAGTGCGCCGATCGCATCCGCACCCAGGTTGGTGATGTCGCCCGGCAGGTAGTACACCGGAGTCAGGGTGACCGCGGCGAACGCCCGCATGTCCGCGTCGACGCCGCGCAGCATCTGCGAGGTGTCCGTCTGCTGCAGTTGGATCAACTGCACGGCCGGGTCGCCCGGCTCGTCCGGCGGGGGGATCGTGCCGATCTGTGTGACGCCGGGCTTCCACGGGGCGATCGGCTCGCCGGTGACCGGATCCTCGTCGACCTTGTAGTTCAGCAGGATCGCCTGTCGGAACGCCGCATACCGCTCGGAGGACAGCCTGTTGAGCAGAGTCAGGTTCAGCCGGTTCTGGTCGTCGATTCCGGCGTCGAACGCCGCGACCGGCTCCTCACCCTCGTCGCCGTTGAGGAACGGCACCACCGGCACACCCGGCAGCGTCCGACCCTCCTGATCACGCTCCTCCCAGGCGTCCGGCTTCCACGAGATCCGCTGGCCAGCACGTTTCTTCCCGACCTGCTGCTTCGACTGCCAGTGCAGCCGCCGTCCCGGCGCCGTGTCCGAAGCGCCGCGCAGGTACAGGGTGGCCATCCACCGCTTCGCGATGTCGTCGTGCCACAACCGCAGCGCCGCCAACCGCCGGCCCGCGTCCGCCGGATCGGTCTCGACGATGACCGTCTCCGGGCCCTCGATCGTCACCCGTGGTGTCTGCGGCTTGCGCGGGTCAACTCCGACGATCACGTACGCCGCGGACCGGCTGTAGGCCTTGCGCCAGATCCCGTACTGCCGTGCGTCGAGCCTCGCCCGCTGCCACAGCTGCCACACCGGGTCCGGATCGGTCGACGTCCACTTCGGGTCACGGAACCCGATCGCGTTGGTCCGGTGCACCCGCGACTCCACGCACAGCTTGCACAGGTTCGTGCGCGCCATCTTCTGGAACCGCCGGTAGGCGGCGGCGTGCTGGTTCGGCCCGGCGGGCAGGTCGTGATTGCCCTCGTAGTAGCGGCGCCAGAACCGCACCGCCGGCTGACGGTCCAGCAGCTTCGGGCCCAACCGGGCCAGCCACTCGAACGGCTCCAGATCGGTGGCCTCAGCCAACAGGCCACCCCCTCCGGTCAGAACGCTGCAGCCCTACGCTTCTTGCGCGGCTTCGCCAGGCCCTTCGCGACCGCGTCACCGCGGCACTGGAACGCCAACACCGCCGCCATCGCCGCGTCGATCTTCTTCGGCGACTTCGCGTACTCCTTGCCGATCGTCACGCCGACCTTCCCCGCCAACCGGCGCCGCGCGTGCAGCACGTGCTGGGTGAGGATCGCGTCGCCGCTGTGCGTGACCTGCTTCGACCGCACCGCCTCGTACAGGCGATGAACTGCGGCCACCACCGCTGTCGGCCTAGTGGTCCACCACTCGATCGGCTTGTTCAACGTGGCCTTGACCCGCATCCGCCGGCCGTACAGCGAACCCCACCGGTCCACGTACGTCTGCCAATACGGCGGGTCCGCATAGAACCCAACCACCTCGTACCGCTCCATCACCGCAGCCACAGCGGCGTCCACGATCTCGCCGTCGACCCGCCAGTCCTTGCCCGCAGGTCCGACCGGTTTCTGCCAGATCGTCGGCTCGCCATCGTACTCCGGCACGAACAAGTGCCCGTCGGACACCCGGCAGGCGATCAGCGCGGTCGAGTCCTCGGATACGGCGCCGTCGAAGCCGAGCACGATCCGCTCGCCGTCCGCCACGACGACCGACGCGTCCGCCGCGGCTTCCCACGCCTCCACCGGCATCCACGCGTTCCCGGCGGAGGTGCGGGCGTTCAGGAAGTACCGGCGGGAGTCCTCCGGGTCCTTCCGGGGGTCGTAGAACTCGTCGACGATGGAGTCGACGTCGTTCCACTCGATCGCCTCGCCGAACGCCTCCTGGATCGCCGCGCGCAGCATCTCCTCGCGCGACAGGTCCTCGCACACCCCGTAGCGGTGGTCGTACAGCAGCCGCTGCCGGCGGGTGGTGCGCTTCTGGGTGATCGCCTCCGCGAGCCCGTACGTGGCTTCCGCCACCGACTCCTCGCCCGGCGAGAACATGGTGGTCGTCTCGAGGTACCAGGTGCCCGCGGTCTTCTTCCGCTTCCGCAGGTTCCGGGTGACCGTGTTGTACATGCGCCGCAGCTCAGGCTGGTTGTACAGGTGCGTCTCGTCGAAGACCACGAACGTCTCCAGCCCGCCGTCCTTCGACGCCGACGACGCGGTGGACGGCCGGATCTCGCCGCCGCCCGGCAGGAACGTCCTCGTCAACCCGGCGTCCGCGCCGACCTGTGACAGCAGGGCGTCCTCGTCGGTCAGGTTGTAGTGGATCGAGTCGTACACGTTCCCGGTCTGGCCCTCTTCGGTGGCCAGCACTCGGATCATCGGCTGCACGACGTGCCGACCCATCGGCTCGCCCGGCTCGTAGACGTACTCGAACCCCAGCCCCCACGGGTCGCGGTACACCTCGCCGCCCTGGGCGAACCCGGCGAACCGGCACGGACCGAACGCCTCGAACAGTGCGAACCGCGCACCCAAGCCGCTCTTGTCGCAGCCCTTCGGCCGGGAGAAGAACGCCGAGTCGTATAGCTGGCCCCCGACGGGGTCCAGCGCGTAGCAGTCGACGACGAACCCACAGAACTCGTCGCCGTGCGACACCTTCATCCCCGCGGCGTCACCGCGGCCGTGGACGACGAAGTACTCCATCCACGCGACCGCGAGCCACCCGAGAGACCGGGTCCGGTCGTGCTGCGGCGCCCGCACCAGCGTGCGGGGCATCGGTCTACCCTGCCGCGACCCGCGACCGGCGGTCCATCCGGGTCACCGTGCCGCCTGTGGCCGGCTCGGCAGGAGCAGCGGGGGACGTGCCGCCCTGCTGCTGCGGTGCCTCATCGAACGCCACCGTCCACCGCAACCTGGCCATGGCCAGCGGCGTGAGCCCGAGCCGGTCGGCGTACTGGCGCGCTTCCTTGCCCGCGTCGAGGTCACCGGAGGCGGCGAGCACCATCCACCGCGTGTACAGCGCAACCTCTTCCAACCAGCCCGATGCCTGCCACTCCACAGCCTGCGGGGTCCGCCACAGCTTCTCCCACAACGCCAGCTCACGCTCCGTCTGGCCGTCGAGCACCAACCGCAGCGTGGCGACCTTCTCCTCCGCGCGGACCAACTGGACCTCAGCCACCGGCGCGCCCTCGGCCCGCTTGTCCTCCAACGCCACCAACCGCCCCTCGGCGACCTGCAGCTTGGCCTGCGTGTGCAGATCCGGACCGAGCGGCCACTCAGGCGTGTCGCCTTGGCGGCCAATGGACGGAAGCTGAGTCAGGCCCGGCTGCTTGTTACGCCGAACCCGCTGGTCAGGATCCTTCGGCAACCTGCCTGCCATCTGCGTGCGGATCATGGATCACTCCCGTTTCGGGATGCGCGGCACCCCGTTCCGGGGAAACCGCTAGGCCTCAAACAACCGCGCGCACACCCACAATCGGGGATCCCCGATGCGTACAGACCGCGCCTACCA